CTCGTCCAGGCCAGCAGGGCTGCACCTCGTCCAGGCCAGCAGGGCCGCACCTCGTCCAGGCCACCAGGGCTGCACCTCGGACGCGCCAGCAGGGCTGCACCTCGTCCAGGCCAGCAGGGCTGCACCTCGTCCAGGCCACCAGGGCTGCACCTCGTCCAGGCCACCAGGGCTGCACCTCGTCCAGGCCACCAGGGCTGCACCTCGTCCAGGCCACCAGGGCTGCACCTCGGGCGAGACTTCAAACATTCAAAGCTATGCAGACGTGAATATGTTTTTCCGGGAAGGTGTGGGCAGGCAGGAGCGCTGCAGTCGCACACCAGGCCGCTAGGTCCGAACGGGTTAGCCGTCACTACCTTGGAACCTCGCCGTGTCTAATTTTCCGCACTACCTCAGACCCTCGCCGTTGCTTGAGCGCACTACCTCGGCACTGCAGCCGTACCTGACTCCCATCCCACTACCTCGGCACTGCAGCCGTGCCCGGATTGTTGCCGAGAAACACCACTACCTTGGAAAGTTGCCAAGAACTCTTCAGTTCATCAGCACACTGACTACCTTGGAATGTCAGCAAAGAACAGGAGTTCGAAGTGGTTCCGCCAGTGCCGATGGAAGGTTTCACAAAAGACGGTGCGGTTGTTCTGCGCCAGGTCGAGAGCGACAACACACAGTTGGCGCGATGGCTCGTCAGATGCGCTTGTGGCGCCGAGTTCGTAAAGCGAGGTTCCGACATTCGACGCGGACAATATCTTCGCTGTCGTTCCTGTGCGAACAGGCACTTAGCCGAACTCAGTAGGACTCACGGAGAGACCGACGGCTATCTTATGGTGGCTAGAGAGAACATGCTCAAGCGATGCTACAGCGATACTTATGAAGGCCCGAAAACTACGCCGGTCGAGGCATCGCCGTTTATGAGCCCTGGCGCAACTCGTACTCGACCTTTGCCGCTGACATCCGCAGGGAGATTGGCGAACGCCCTTCGAAAGCGCATTCGATCGACCGCATCAACAACGATGGCAACTATGAGCCTGGCAACGTCCGATGGGCTACAAGATCTGAGCAGATGCGGAACAGACGCCCGTCTTCTCAATGGAAGGGGAAAGGTGACAGACCAAGGAAGACTCCATCCATGACCCAGGAGCCGAACCCACTGCAGGCTTACGTCGACGCGCTCCTATGTTGGCCGTGAAACGAATCTTGCGAAACGGATTCGCCACTTTCGATTTGTCAAGTGCCGAGCGTCAAATGCTGAGCGGAATCACTTTGCGGGTTGTTTTCCTCGAACCGATATGGCTTAATCCGCGCGTCAAGTGCTGAGCGTGAGGAACGACATCATGAATCCTGCCCTTACCGTTTACGTCCGCATCGCGCTCTACATCCTCGCGGGCCGTCTCATGGCCGGTGGCTGGATCCCCGAAGACGTGAAGCTGATGCTGGTCTCCCCCGAGATGGTCGAGACCACGACCGGCATCCTGCTCGGCGCCATCACGATCGCCTGGTATCACTACAGCCGGGCGCGCAACGCCATTGTCAGGTTGGTGAAGTCGAGTGCCGGGGCTCGGTAAACTCTTAAGTCTGATCTTCGGAGGCGGGCTACCCGATCAACTGCGCCGTGCCTATGAGGCGAAGCTGCGCGCACAGAACGACGCCGACAAACTGGCGCTGGACCGCGACATCGAACGTATCAGCGCAGCGATCGAGATGGCACGCATCGCGGCGCAGGATCGTCTCGGCGCCACCTCCATCGGTCGATACCTCATCGTCGTGCCCTATGGCATCTGGTGGGCAGCGATCTTCCTGGTGCAGATCCTAAACCCTTGGTTTGGCCTGAACCTCGTGGTGATCGACGTGCCGCCCATGATTCATGACATGGCGAAAGTGCTGATCCCTGCAATCCTCATCGCTGACGTGGGTCAGACGTTGGCGCGTCGCCGCTGATAATAGCGGATTCCGGGAAACAATACTTGACAAATCAGCAACATAACTACCGAGCGCCCTTGACCTACAAGCGTGAGTAGGGAATCGTTTCCTTACAACTACAAGGGGTATTTAAGTTGGGAATCAGCGACGATGAACGCGCTCGTCGAGACGCACTGATCGCTGAGGCGCAGCGCAGCGGGCGATCAATGAAAGACGTCGCCGCCGAGTTGGGTATCAACGAGCGGACTTTGCGCCGATACCGCGAAGCCAAGGGTGACCCCGCGATCGAGGAAGCCAAGTCAGCGGTCAACACGGCTCTCGAACCCGCGCTTGTCTGGGCCAAGACGAAGAGCGAGGATGGCACCAGCTTCTCCGTGCTGCTAAAACCACAGGTCTGTAGCGAAAGCACTCTCGAACACATCCGTGAAGTCTTCGACGGAATCGTCCCGGCCGATCCAGTCCAGCCGCCAGACCAAGTGAAGAGCGACCTCCTGACGCTATACCCGCTGATGGACGCACACATCGGCATGATGGCTTGGGGCCGCGAGACGGGCGACGTGGACTACGACCTGAAACTCGCAGCCCAGGACATGCGTCACGCCTTTACCCAGGTGACGGCACTGGTCCCGCCCTCTGACACGGCGCTGCTCATCGTCGGCGGCGACTACACGCACCAGGACGACAGCAATGCCGAGACGCCCGCCTCGAAGCACAAGCTGGACGTCGACGGGCGCTTCCACAAGGTGCTAGACGAGGCGATCAGGATCCTCGTCGAGGCGGTCGACATCCTGCTCAGGAAGCACCGCACGCTGCATGTGCGCGTACTCAGGGGCAATCATGATCCTCATGCTCACCTGATCATCACGTTCGCGCTGTACGAGCGCTACCGCAATGAGCCACGCATCAGGGTCGAGAAGGAACCGCGCGATCTGTTCATGATGCAATGGGGCCGGTCGGCGATCTTCGCTCACCACGGCGACAAGGCCAAGCCGCAGCAGATGGCGCTCTACCTCAGTGACATATGCCCGTTCTGGTCCGAGACGAAGCACCGGCATCTGTTCACCGGCCACGTCCATCATGATCAGGCGAAGGACGTCGGGCCGCTGCGCTTCGAGAGTCTGCGTGCCTTCTGCCCGCCTGACGCCTACGCCGCGTCTATGGGCTATGGCGGGCGTCGGGCTCTGCAGGCGGTCACATTCCACAAGCAGAAGGGTCTGGTGCTGCGGGCACTGGATCCCATCGAGAGGGCTGCATGATCAGCGCAGACGACATCGAGGCCATGCAGGATAACGGGCCGTCCCTGTTGGGCATCTGCGGTCGCAAAGGCTCGGGCAAGAGCACCGCTGCTCAAGTGCTGCTTGACGCCGGCTGGAAGCGGGTGAAGTTCGCCGATCCGCTGAAGAACATGCTGCGAGTGATCGGGCTCGACGACCGTCACATCGAGGGTGATCTGAAGGAACTACCTTGCGACCTGCTTGGGGGCAAAACGCCTCGCTGGGCCATGCAGAGCCTCGGCACCGAGTGGGGCCGCAACTGCATCTTCCCCGACTTCTGGATGAGCCTGGCGCGGCGTGAGATCGCGCTGGTGCTGGCACAGGGTTACAGCGTCGTGGTGGACGACGTGCGGTTTGACAACGAGGCGCAGATGATCCGCGACTTGGGCGGCTCGGTGCTCCTGATCAAGCGCGGCTCGGATGCACCGATCGAGCATGAGAGCGAGAAGGGTGTCACGCCCGACTTCACCTATGAGAACGATCTCACGGTCAAACATCTGACCGGCTACATGCACTACGTCTTTCTTGAAAACGAATCCTTGCGTTCCGTCTTATAATCACTTTAATAGTGATATATGAGCGTAAGGAGAACACGCGATGGGTGTGACTGTCCGCAGATATGGTCGACGCAAGTTCACCAGCATGTACGCGCTGATCAATGAACTCAGGAAGGCGATCCGCGAGCACGATGCCGAGAAGACCGAGGCGATCTGGGATCAGTGCGAGCCGTTCATCGACGTAGTGTTTGAAAGGGGCGCCGAGTAGCGCCCCTTCCCTTCAGATCAACCGCACTTGCTGTCGCCACAGTCGAGGCACTGGAAGCAGCCCGCCTCGTTCTTTGTATTGAAGCTGCTGCACTTCGGACACTGCTTCGACTTGGGCACATTCACTGCCGGACTGAAAGTGTGAAGATCTTCGTCCTCGGCGACGCCACCGACGTGAACGGTCATCCGCTTGTCATCCATATGCCGCTCGATGACGCCACCGATCGCCGCCAGCACCGATGGGATGTACTTCCCACCCAGCCAGGCTCCGCCGCGAGGATCGAACACGGCCTTCAGTTCCTCGGCAACGAACCGAACATCGCCGCCACGCCGGAACACTGCCGAGATCATTCTCGTCAGCGCCACGATCCACGAGAAGTGCTCGGTGTCCTTGGAGTTGATGAATACCTCGAAGGGGTTGCCATGCTCATCGTCGTTGATGGTGACGTAGATCGCGTGCTCGCTACCCGGCCACTTCAGCTTGTAGGTGTAGCCCATCAGATGTTCAGGCCGCTCGGCGAGAGGTGTGGGGGTCGGGGCGTCGGGCTCTGACAGTGAACCGCCAGACTCGCCATCAATAGCTGTCTCATCCTTCTTCGGCTCCACACTCAGCACGGATCCAGTGACGTCGTTGGGTCGGTAGGTCGTGCAGCCCTTGCAGCCCATCTCGTAGGCCATCAGGTAGACCGCCTTGAAGTCGTCAAAGGAGATGTCCTCGGGCAGATTCACCGTCTTGCTGATCGAGGAGTCGACCCACTTCTGCGCAGCCGCTTGCATCTTGACGTGTGCCTCTGGCGGGAGGGTCTGCGCGCTGACGAAGTAGTCGGGAAGAGGCTGATCCTTGTCGACGCGAATGGTGCGACTCCACAGCCCATAGGCGTAGTCCTCAACCTGCTCCTCGCGCTTCGAGCCGTCCTTCTCGAGCACCTTGCGGGTGTAGTGGTAGGCAAAGACTGGCTCGATGCCCGAGGAGATGTTGCCGGCATAGAGCGAGATGGTGCCGGTCGGCGCGATGGATGTCAGGTGTGAGTTGCGGAGGCCATACTTGGCAATGGCGAGGCGAACTTCCTCATCGAACTGCTGAATGTAGGGATGGTTGAGGTATGCCTCCTTGTCGAAGAGCGGGAACGGTCCCTTTTCAACGGCCAACTCCGCACTTGCAAGATAGGCTTCTTGGGCGATGGATCGAGTGATTGCGTCAACCCAGGCAACAGCCTCATCGCTACCATAGGTGATGCCCAGCATCAGCAGCGCATCGGCGACGCCGGTCACGCCGAGGCCGATGCGGCGCTTGTTCTTCGACTCCTCGGCCTGCTGCGGAAGTGGGAAATTGGTCACCTCGATCACGTTGTCGAGCATCCGCACGGCAGTGCGGACCAGTTCCTTCAGAGCCTTGGAATCGAGGTGCGCGGTCTCGCTGTCGAATGGATGCTTGATCAGCGCCGCCAGGTTGATCGAACCCAGCAGACACGCGCCGTAGGGCGGGAGGGGCTGCTCGCCGCAATTTCCAGTATAACACCATTCCGAAGGAAACACATGTTCATCGTGATACACAGAGATGTCCCAGACTTTGTGATGACCGACACTCTTTGTTCTTTTCACCACTTGATGTGAGGAGGAAACATGATCTCGTTTCTCACTTTTCAGGTGATCCTTTAGACGCGCCATCTTGCGTCCGCAAGACAAACGAAACAGATTGGAGAAGCGAACGGTGTTGCCATGACTGAGAGTGAGATCGCACCTATCGTAAAGCCCGCCGAAGGCTTCCGACTTTGAATCTCGAAGATTGCTGTTGATGCCGTGAAATGCCAAAAGTACTGCTACTTCTCGGCACAGCGCAGAACTCTTGTTGGTGAAGGTGATAGGTGCGTTTTCACCTGAAACATCATTCACGCATCCATCGGTAGAGAACAGACCGTCAACAAAACCGGCGATGAAATCGTCGTTCGATACCCAAACAGTCGCCGGAAGAGATGATTTGTCACCAAAGGTCAGGCCGACCCTTTCGACAAATTGCCGAACAACCGCGTCTCTCGTGACATTCAGTATAACTTCGTCTGCCTGTTCTTTGGGAGCGACATTGAAGTACTCTGCGACAATGCCCTGCAGATCGGTGTCCAATTTATTACAATGAACCGACATGTAAGCCCGACCATCGTCAGACCTGACGTTGTATGAACCATCTCCGAAGACGATGCCTGCGACCAGGCCGTCTTGGTATGTAAGATCTGGGCGATTCGTCATGCCCAACCGCTCATTGCGGTTAAGCGGAATGCGATCGCCATCGCGCAGATCAGAAGCGTAGGACTTCAGATAACGACCATTGACCTGCACCGGCCAGCGATGTTCCTTTGTGGATCGAACAGTCTTACCGCCTCCGAAATCTATCTCCAAAACTTCAGCGGATTCGCTGGACAGGAAGCACTTTGCTGGCGCCCATCTTCCGTCAAGAGATTTAACGAAGAACTCTTTGCCTTCGAGGCTCTCGATTGGGAATATGCCGTCTTTGGTGTGGATCATCGTTCCTGCTGGCATTGAAGGATTAGTCGCGGCGATCGTCTCGCAGTAGTTCAGCGGGTTCATCGCGTTGATGCGATCAATGAAGATCACGCCCGGCTCGGCGTAGTCATAGGTCGCCTTCATGATCTTGTCCCAGAGATCCCGGGCGCGCACCGTCCGCTCAAGCAGCGTCTCTCCGGCACGCTTCTCGAAGTGCAGCCGCCAATCTGCATCGTCCTTGACGGCCTGCATGAAGGCGTCGGTGACCAGGACAGACATGTTGAACATCCGAAGGCGCGCCGGATCCTGCTTCGCCTCGATGAAAGCTTCGATGTCCGGATGATCGCAGCGCATCGTCGCCATCATGGCGCCACGTCGCGAACCGGCCGACATCACGGTGCGGCACATCGAGTCCCAGCAGTCCATGAAGGTGAGCGGCCCCGAAGCGTCGGAACCGACTCCCTTCACCAGCGTCCCCTTCGGCCGAATGGTCGAGAAGTCGTGCCCGATCCCGCCGCCCTGCTGCATGGTCAACGCCGCATCCTTGAGCGCGTCGAATATCCCCTCCATGCTGTCGGGGATGGTGCCCAAGACGTAACAGTTGAGCATCGTGACGCGCCGCCCGGTCCCGGCACCCGAGATGATCCGCCCGGCCGGGAGGAACTTGAAGCCTTCGAGGGCCTTGTAGAACTTATCCTCGAAGTGCGCCTGATCCTCGGGCTTCTCGGCCGATGCGAGCGCCTTGGCGATGCGCCGCCAGGTGTCTTCGACCGTCACGTCGATCGGCGTGCCATCTGGCTCCTTGAACCGATACTTCGCGTCCCAGATCTGCTCCGCGATCAGCGCGGGAAAACTTGACATATGATGCCTCACTATTCGGGTGATTTAACGCACATCTTGTGCCAGAAGGCTCTAGGCCACACAAGGATTCGTTAGGGACTAAGTACCACTGCAAGCGTGACCGACACACATGTCCCGATGAAGTAGTGCACTTTCTCTCGCCGATGGATCATTTCAACAGAGCAGATCAGGGCAACGATGAGAAAGCCGATAGGGATCACCATAGATCCTCCTAGTAGAGTTCGGGACCAGATAGCGACGACGAAAAACGCGATCAGTCCGGTCAGCCAGAGAAGGTACGTTGATCACCGTGGTCGCCGGGCTTGATCCGCGCGTGGCAATCTTCACCGCCTGGGAAGATCGAAAAAACCTGATATTCTGGCCGACCCGGTTCCTTGCGGCGGCTTCGGCCATCAGTGACGCATCCTCATGCGACAGGCGCGCCACGACCAGCAGATAGTTTGCCGGGTCGTCGCGCGCCGTAGCCTTGGCGCGGGCCGCACTGGTGGACTCCAGCCGTTCCACAAGAGCATCGCTCATTCCGTCTCTCCTTTCATGAGGCCCCAGATGGCGATTCCGATCACCTCCACCGCCATGAGCAGCACGAGGGTCAGCAAGGCGGAGGTGTCGGGGTCAGGCATCAGTTCACCCATGGCGCGCGTCCTCGGCCCAGACCGCCGCCGCGCATTCAGGGTCCTTCTCAGCGACCAGCGCACGGTCGTCTGCGTCGCAATCCAGCACGCGTGGCAGGCACCCGTCCTCGCCTTCGATGCCTGCGGCAAAGAGGATCGCAGACGCGCGCTGGCAATGAGTGTGCGACTTCCAGACCCAAGCATCACCGCCATCAACGATGCGGGCGCGAACGTAGATTTCGCCGGGCGCAATGCGGCCCCCGCAGTTTTCACAGCGGTGCGGCTTATTTGCGCGTTGCGTTGTCGTCCCGAGGTTAAGCATGGCGCGCGTCCTCGCCCAGCGCGGCACGGATCGCCCGCGAAACTGCTGCCGCGTAATCGTCCAGCGTGGTTTCGGCGTCGTGCACGTTGTCCAGTGCGCCCCAGATGAAATCCTGTTCGGTCGCTTCGTTGATCTGATGGCGCATCTTCTCCACCCGTGCCAGCGCCGCGTCACGCTCGGCTTCGGCGGCCTTGGCCCGCTGATAGTTGGTCTGCGAAACCTCTGCCCACTCCGCGACACCATGGTCGCTCTGCGCGACGGCCTCCCGCAGGCGCTGCAACTCGGCCAGAGCGTCGGCGCGGGGGATGAGGTCGCCGGACAGGGCGGCGTTGAGGATGGTGGCGATGGCGTCACGGATTTCGGTCCGGAATAGCGTTGGCAGAAAGTGTGCGCCATTCCAGTTACTGTGCGGCTTCACTTCCGCGATGGCTTCGGCAAGGGTCATGTCAGCCATTGTCGATCTCCTCGAGATTCGCGCGCTGTTCCGGTGTCATGTCCGCCCCCATTCCCTATCGCTCAACTCGCGCGGCGTGATACCCAGCCGCCGAGCCTCCTCTTGCAGGCTCACCCCCCGCGCCACGCGGTCCCGGCGCATCTCGCGACCGATCTGGTAGCGCAGGGCTTGTGTCTTGCTGACGGCGCCTGCGCCCTGGCAAAACAGGCACTCGGCCGCGTCGGCTGCGTTCGGGCTGACCCCGCTCCAGACAATCTCCACGATGCCGGCGCCGCTGCACTCGGGGCAGGTGGTGGTCATGTGTTCATCTCCGTCAACTCCTGATCCGTCACGGTCAGCCGATCCCACGAATACGGTGCGTTTTGCTCGACGCGCCCCTTGAGGACGCGGCCATTCTTCCCGACCGGCACGAGCCGCTTCCAGCCCTCTGGCGTCACCCGGACCACATAGCGGTTCCGCGCGAGAGGCGACGTGTAGCCCTTGGGATGCCAGAGGATGATGGTCCTCATGGGCGTGATGCCGAGTGCGGCCAGTTCGGCCACGGCAACCGCCTGCCGGGCCTCCTGCACCCGGCGCTTAGCAGCCCATATCGCCGGATTAGTCCTGTTGGCGGCGGCGCGGTAGGCGGCGAGCTTGCGCTCATACGCGCGAGATAGGGCGGCCTCGGCAACCTTGGCGCGCTTCTTCGCATCGGCGATGCGGATTTCGGCGCGGGTCATTCGGGACGCTCCTTCTCGATCCTGTCGGCTAGGGCGGCACGGGCCACTAGCGCGGCCTCCATTGGCTCGTCTGCGTGTTTCACCACGATCAGGTGGGCGTTGGCAACGGTTTCATTTTGGCTGGTGTGAGCATCCCACTTATACGGCCACTGTCCTCCCGGGCGAACAACCGTCTTGTCTGTGATGCTGACTGCTTCAATCGACAGAGGCCAGCCAGTCCATTGCCCGCCGCTGTCATCAATGAATACCACCCAAGGCCCCGGCGTCGTGCCTTCCAGCAGCTTCGCCGCCTGTTCTGCGGTGATGGTCATTTCAACGCCTCCGCTTCGGAGCAAACTCCGCGCGCCAGGGCTCGATGAATGGGAGATCCTTCTTCTCGCCCCGTGCCGGCATGAGAATGCCGAAAGCGTTCGGGACATAGGCGTGGGTGACGATCATCGGAGCGTCTTGCTTGTAAGCCGTGATGTCGAGAACGGGACGGTCGGTGTCAGAGAGGATCGAGAAGGCCGGGGCGAAGTCCGCGAAGTAGCGCGGGTTGAAGCAAAGATCGACAGGGGCCGACTGCTTGAGGCCGATGGCCCGCCACGGGATGACGCGCTGCCACTCAGGGAAGGTGCCGTCGACCTCCTGAACCATGATCGTGTCGGAGAGCGTGCCTTCGTCCCAGCGATCAGCGCCGTCGGGGCTGCACATGCCGCGGATCTCGGCCGGCTGGTTGCCGGGCCTGGTCTTCTCTCCGATGTCGATCGACAGGACGCGCTGGCCGATTTCCTTTTTCGGAACCTTCAAGCCCTTGGCCTTCCAGTCCATCGACAGGATGCAGTCGCGCGGCGTGTAGCCGTGTTCGTCGTGGACGACCATCATGCGGTGGCCGTCGGTGGCGAGCAGGACCACGCCCTTGACCGGGTGCGGCTGGATGGCAACGCCGCAGAGATAGTAGTAGGTTTCCTCGGTCGAGACGGCCACGGACGCGGCCAGAAGGCAGGCGGTGGAAACGATCAGGCGGGTCATTTCACAATCTCCGCGTCGAGGTCGGGGAGGGGGGAGTAGTTGATGCTGAGCTTTTCGATTCTGGTGAGTTGGTCGTCGTCGAGAAGCTGGCCGATGGCGCAGCGATGGCCGTTGCTTTTCACTCGGTAGGAGCAGCCGCCGGAGGGGTCGATGGCAAGCTGACCTTGCTCGACGACGCCGAGAACGGCGCGGTTGAGGGCGTTTTGAAGTTCCATGTCAGGTCTCCTTGGGTCTGGTTAACTTTGGATGTCGGCCCGCTCGATTGATGGGCCGGACACCAAAATCAACGCTGGTCGCCGCAGTTGGGCCGACCCGAAGGTCAGAAGCGGATGCCGACCCGCAGCGAGGTGCTGTCGTGGAAGTCGCCGGTCGTGTGCTTGATACCCAGCAGGAGACGCTTGCCCAGCTTCAGGTCGGCCCCGGCTCCGTAGATCATGCCGCTGGTGCCGTCAGCATCCCCGACCCCGGCGAGGCCGTAGACCAGCACGTTGCCGAGGTCCACGCCGCCCTGAGCTTCCAGAGATTTCAGGTCACCGAGGACGCCTGCCTCAATGCCACCGACGATCCTGCCGAAGTCATGGCGATAGCCGAGAAACGCGCCAACGTGGTCCTTGCTGGTCTCGGTCGTCACCGTCTCGCCCGGCACCTGCACCCGCTCCACCGAGTAGCCCTCGGGCGGGACATAGGTCGCACAGTCCACGGGATCGTCGCTGAACCGCTTGCCCGCGATGTCATCGAACTTGAAGCACTGCTCGCTGTATTCGGTTCTGCTGCCCAGGGAATTCATCCTGCCGTAGCTGAGGCCGACGTAAGGGCCGCCCCAATCGCTGCGAGGCTTCATCACCTCGGGATCGGTCAGCCCCTTTTCCAGAAGGCCATCGGCACTGGCCGAAGTGGCCAACAGCGACAGGCTAAGCATCAGAGTCTTCATCGCTTGGTTCTCCTTCATCAGCGATTCGATACTAAGAAAGTATCCCTAGAGGTGATCATTAGCAAGCACTATTATCACTTGCGCCGGAATAGTCTCACTAATAAGGTGATCAACACATACGCGGAGAATCAAATGACATTGACCACCACCTTCGAGGCGATCCGGCTCACCAGCCGCGACACACCAGAAGCGATCTACATCAGACACCCGAGTCGGCCGCTGAAGTGTCTTTTCCTGCCCAGGGCAGCGATCGTTCACATGAGCAAACTGACAAAGGGCTACTGGTCGATCGAGATTCCCGAAACCCTCGCAATCGAGAAGGACATCCTCTGATGGCACGCGACGAATATGACGACGACCTGGCCGGCGCCAGCACCACCGATGGGCGCGGCCGCAACAGCCGCGATGACAGCCACGGCCCTTATGCCGTGGCGTCCGACGAACTGCGCCAGTTTATCGAGCGCATCGAGCAACTGCGCGAAGAGCAGGCCGACATCAAGGAGCAGGAGAAGGAAGTCTTCGCCGAAGCCAAGGGTCGCGGCTACGACACGAAGACCATGCGCGAGGTGCTGAAGATCAGGAAGCAGAATCCTGGTGAGCGCGCCGAACAGCAGGCGATCCTTGAGACCTATCTCGCCGCACTCGGTATCGACTGATGGCCGACCTTGAAGCTGATCTGCGCGCTGCCGCGAGGAACGGCTTCCTTGATCTCAGCCTGCATCGTCGGCCGACCGGCGAATGGGAAGCTGCGTATCGCACGACCGACACTCTCGAAGTCTACCGCCACGAGGCGAAGGACATCGTTGAGGCGATCGGCAAGGCGGTGCGCAGCGGCACTCGAGTCGTAAAGGCCGTCTCACCGCAGCCGAAGCGGCGGCGTGACACGGAGGATCTCGCGTGATCGACATCTCTTTCGCCTTTGGTGACAAATACCAAGGTGTCTCCTTCTGGAAAGCCTCGGACGGTCGCGTTCAGTGTAACATCAAGAATAACGGCGGCTTCACCATCGACTACGGCGACACTCCCGAAGAAGCCTGGGAGAACGCACGGGCTCAGGCCGAGGGACGCAAGGCGCGACCGAGCAGCCCGAAGAAACGCCGCCGCGACACAGAGGATCTGGCATGAACCGCCAAGGCACATGGATGCAGACCGTCAGCGGGAAGGCTTTCTGGCCGATCGACCCGCGCCCCGAGGAACTGGACATCGGCGACATCGCTCATGCCCTCAGCATGATGTGCCGCTACGGCGGGCACTGCAGCCGTTTCTACAGTGTCGCCGAGCACAGCGTGCTGATGGCATCCTATGCTCTCGCCAACCACGGCGAAGAGGTAGCGAAGATCGCTCTGATGCACGATGCGACCGAAGCGTATCTGACAGACGTGATCCGGCCGATCAAGGCGCACCTCTCCAATTACAAGGAGATCGAGGGGCGTCTCTGGCTTTGCGTCGCCGAGCGTTTCGGTCTGCCGAGGGTAATCCCCGATGAAGTACAGCACCTCGACAACGCGATCCTCCGTGACGAGATGAGCGCGCTGCACATGCCGCCGCCGATGGATTGGAACATCCCGTCCGAGGGTCTCGGCGTGCATATCGCTGGCTGGGAGCCGTCACTCGCCAGGTGGGCCTTCCTCGGCATGTACTATCGGCTATGGGGTGAGACATGCTGATCACTCGTCCCTGGGCGCTTTACAACGAGATTGACGAATATGCAGCAGACTGGCTCGAAAACCTCATTCGACTTGGTGTCATCGCTCCGGGTGTTGTCGATCGCCGAAGCATCGAAGATCTTCGAGGAGATGACCTCCGAGGATTTCGACAGTGCCATTTCTTCGCTGGCATCGGAGTTTGGAGTTACGCCCTCCGTTGCGCGGGCATCCCGGATGACGCTCCTCTTTGGACGGGAAGCTGCCCCTGCCAACCTTTCAGCGCGGCAGGCAAAGGAACAGGGATGGATGATGAGCGGCACCTATGGCCTACCTGGTTCCACCTCATCCAGCAGGAACGCCCGCCACGCATCTATGGAGAGCAGGTTGCGAGCAAGGACGGCCTCGGTTGGCTCGACCTTGTACTCGCTGACATGGAAGCAGAGGACTACTCCATCTGGGCGGTCGATACCTGCTCTGCGGGCAGTGGGGCGCCGCATATCCGACAGCGGCTCAGGTTCTTCGCCTACGATCTACGATCTTCCACAGGTCGGCTGGAACACACCGGCGATGACCGATCACAAGGGCGGCTACTTGGGCGGCAGGATGCGCAACGGGGAACTCTCGACGGATCGTCTGGACGTGACAGCGCAGTTGACCGGATGGCCAGCAGTGACGACCATGACGGGCGGTCAGACCTCTCGCAGCGGCGACCGGAAGAACGAACCGCTGATGGGCGGGGCAGCGCAGCTTTGCGGATTGCCGACCTGCACGGCGACGGATGCAATCAAGGGCGGCAACGTCTCACCTCGGCCGGGGATGATGGGTTTGTCGGAAACGGTGCCCTTGGCAGGCTGGCCGACGCCAGCGGTAGCGGACGACAACAACTCCCGATACTCGCCAGAAGCGATGGAGCGGGAAGCCGCGCGGGAGAAGAAGGGGTCGAGCCTCGGGACCGCAACCTACATTCAGATGACCCACGACGGCCCGGCCCGACTAACGGCTTCTGGCGAGATGCTGATTGGCTCTTCTGCCGGGATGGAAAGTGGAGGCCAGTTGAATCCGGCACATTCCCGCTGGTTGATGGGTCTGCCTTCCGTATGGGATCAGGCGGCGCCTTTGAAGGCAAGTCGCGGCAAGGGATGCTCAGATGCTACGGAAACGCGGTCGACCTCCAAGCAACGATCGACTTCATCGAAGCCACTCTCGAACCGGACGTCATTGACGCTTTACGAAGTGGCTCTGATGAGCCTTGCCAATCACCTTTAGAGTTATATACTCGCAGCAGACGTGACATCGAGGATCTGGCATGAGCGAATCGCGTGACCACATTTGCCCCCGCTGCGGCAGTTACCTGCCGATCGTCACGGTGCGCGTCCCGGTGTACGAGGATCGAACTGTCTGGGACGAGATCGACAGCATCGGAAGATCCCCGGTCTTGACCGGCTACGAGGAGCGCGAGGATGTCACCGAGTGCGTCCGCTGCACGGGGTCGTACTGATGAAGCATGAGTTCTCACTTTCAAGCAAGCTTGCCGCCCTTGATGTCGGACACGTCATCTATCTGGACGACGACGATCCCGTTGCGGAAGGTCGCACTTCCGCGACCCAGATGGAGAGGCAGGTTACCAACATCGTCGCGAAGAGTGAAAAGCTGAAAGGGCGGAAGTTCAGCACTGCAAGATGCGGTCTCATCATCGCTCGATCCATGCGACCCGTCCTTCGCATCGAGAGAATCGAGTGATGCAGGACACCAACAGATACCCGGCGATCTGCTACCGATGCGGCCAGCGCTGCGCGGCTGGTGAAGGCGTCGTCTCATATCCGACCTGGGAGCACCTGAAGGCGTGGCCGCATCATCCACACCGCAAGGTTCTCGTCGAGCACAAGGAGTGCGCCGAGAAGTTCGCCGGGACATTCGTCCACTACATTGACCAACCGGAAAGGAAGACAGATGCGTAACCTGCCTCGTCACATCGTTGCCGCGCTGAACAAGTTCGACGAGGCCGCGCAGCAGTTGGCATTCAAGGGCGCCGCGATGCCCGAGGAACGCCACGCTATCGTCCACCAGCATCAGCAAGCCCGCGAGAAGCTGGAAATCGTCATCCAGAAAGCATTGGAGAAGCGCTGATGGTCATCTGTTTCAAGGGGCACATGCTCTGCTTCGCCCAAGACGCCCGGTCGGCAACCCAAGACCTCGCCTTGGCTCTGCTCAGCGCCATCCAGCAATCCTATCCCGAGAGGCTCGCCAAATGACCATCGCCGCCAAAGTGATCGCCCACAGTCGAGCGGACGCGGGTACGCCCGATCTGATCACGCTGCAACTGCGATACCCGCGTTTCATCCATGCTGAGTTCATGACCCACCGGGTCTTCTCGCGCAACGCCAGCAGCAGCCGGGCCATCCCGGTCGAGCGGATGATCCGGGACGTGATCGATGATCCGGCGATGCCGGTGCGCTGGGGCGCCAACCAGCCGGGGATGCAGGACGCGGGGGATCACGATGCCTTGGTTCTCTGCGGCGCTTCTGTCGCCGAGGTGGATCACTATGGACCATACGTCTCGCCCGATCAGGCGTGGTGCTACGCTCGGGACAAGGCCGTCGAGATGGCGCGGAACTTCGCCATGGCAGGCTACCACAAGCAGGTCGTGAACCGGCTGCTGGAACCCTTCGGTCACATCAGCGTCGTAGTCACCGCGACCGAGTGGGATAACTTCTTTGCGCTGCGCTGCCACCCGGATGCCGATCCTACGATGCGGGCGCTGGCTGAGGCGATGCGGGATGCGATTGCCGCTTCGAAGCCGGAAATCGTTGATGGTGGGTGGAGTTGGCACCTTCCCTATATCACCGAAGAAGATTTGCGATCGGACGTTGTGCAGAGCAAGTTGCAGCCCGAAGCAAACCGACTGCTGGCCATGATCAGCGCCGCCCGCTGTGCCAGGGTGTCCTACCTGAACCACGACGGCAGCAGCCCTGACATCGACAAGGACCTCGCACTAGCCAAGAGGCTACTGGAGTCGAAGCATATGTCTCCGTTCGAGCATCAGGCCGAAGCGTGCGCCAACGGCGTCAAGAAGACCTACCTGACCAGCAACCTGCGCGGCTGGTATCAGTTCCGCAAGATTATCGAGGTCGCAGCATGACCGCCCGAGACGACGCCTTCAAGGAAGGGAAAGCATGATGACCGTCTCTTGGTCGGAACACTACATGGGCTTCGCCAAGCACGCAGCCACCAAGTCGAAGGACGTCACGAAGGTCGGTGCTGTCCTGGTCGGTTCCGAGGGTGAGGTGCGGCTCACTGGCTACAACGGACCACCGAGGGGTGTACTCGATCTCCCTGAACGCCGTGAGCGGCCGATGAAGTACCTCTACGTCTCGCACGCAGAGAGCAACCTCATCGCGTTCGCGGCGCGTGAGGGAATCGCTACCAAGGGCTGCACGGTCTATGTAACGCACACGCCCTGCGCCGGATGTATGAAGGCTCTGATCCAAGCTGGTGTCTCACGCATCGTCTGTGGTGACGGTACGACGTCGATGCCCGCCGAAGAGTTCGAGGTGGCGCGCCTCATGGCCAAGGAAGCAGGTGTGAAGTACGAGATCGTGCAAGCATGACAATCCTCATCTACGAGTGCCCCGAGGCGCCACCGAAGCGCCGGTTCATCGCTCAGCATGAGCGAATGGAAAACAGCCTCTACCTGACCTGTCACGGCTCAACGGCAGAGATCGCCCGAGCCAAGGCGCAACTGATGCTGGACTATGCCTCGCTCGATCCGAAGGAGCGCACCGGATTCAAGTTGAAGGAGCGTCTCGAAGCCCTGAACGGAGGCAACCTTCCTTCCCGTAAACCCCGCCGCGACGTCGACGACCTCGCCTGATACCCGGAGACCCGAATTGCCTGAGCACTCGATCGCCGACGCGGTGGTGACATCTATGAAGCGGCACAAGCGCAAGCCTGCCGACTTCTATCCTACCCCTGCAGACGTGACCCACGCCCTCTGTCAGTGGCTCGATCTAGGTCAAGGAATTCAGATCTGGGAGCCTGCATGTGGCGACGGTGCTATGGCGAAGGTTTTGCTGCACTACGCCGACAGCGTGATCGCTACCGATTACCGGGAGGACTCTGGTTACGGCTATGGAGGTGTCGACTTCCTAAAGCAGCCAGAAGATCCTGATGAAAAGCTTTCACCAGATTGGATCATCACGAACCCGCCGTTCAACCTGGCTCTGGACTTCATCCGGCACGCGCTGACCTTCACCCCGAACGTCGCCATGCTGCTGAAGGCCACCTACTGGAACGCTGCTGGACGAGCGAAGTTCTTCAGCGATCATCCGCCAGCTTGGATCCTTCCGCTGACGTGGCGTCCAGCCTTTCTGGAAGCGGAGCGGGGCAGCAGCCCGTTGATGGACGTAATGTGGTGTGTGTGGAAGGCTAACTCGGAAGGGCAAACTAAATTCACCCCACTGCTTCGACCGAAAGTAGTAACTGATCTGTCGCGCGGCGAACCCGAGTATGTCGACTTCCTTGAGCGGAGATTCAAGATCGACAGTGACGTCTATGCAACGGAGTCGCACCCTTACCTCGACCTCCTCGGAATTTGCTTGTCGGCAGAGTGAAGCCCTGTTAATCACTGTTGCAGTTACTATGAGGGACAACATGAACGATTCGCGACTCCCCTTCTCGTCCTATGACGAGACCTCGGGGGCAATGCTCAAAGTCTGGGCCGTGGAAGACAGCGGAACCTGGGATGATGATGTGCAAAGGGGAAAGGGATACGCCGACGACCTGTTTCGGTTGGCGAAGACACATGAGAATGATGCGCTGACCGTGCGTGTGATTCGAGGGGGCGCGAAGAAGCGGGACGGCGTGTCGACGGGCTTCATGCTCCGCCTGGCCGAGATGATCCGCTCATCGACGCCGACACTACCATGAGCCCGAGAAACAGGCTGCGCCTGATACTCCTCGCAGAGTTCCTGCGCAGCCCGCGCACGCTCTTCTTCATTCTCATCGCTGAAATCCTGACGACAGTCTGGCTTGCCGCAAGTGGTTTTTACATCACGGCCATACTGACAGCATCGCTTGCGACCTTGGACGTAGGCAGGTTCGGGAAGTGGGTGGTGGAGAACCGGACTTCGCGGCGGTCCAGATGAGGCCGAGAACCAACGTGGCTCCGATTCCGCAAAAGTGCGCCTAGGTCGTCCCTTCGTAGGTCACCTTCGACTTGATAATGCCCCAGGCAATCAACACGATCCCTCCGATCACGAGTGCGCCAGCAAGCGTGTATAAGCCATTCACAGCGAGATCCATGAAGCGGTCGTCCGAGCCAAATCGCTCGGACAACTTGTCGAGAACCAACGTGGCTCCGATTCCGCTGCCGGCAGCGAACGTGCCTGATGCGGTCTCCGGGAGTTCTTCCACCGGACGCTTGGCGACGGGCTCCCTGGCGGTCATCTTGAATCGCTGTAGCGCCTCGAAGGTCTCAGGCCCGACAACACCGTCCACTGTGATCTTGGACGCCTTCTGGAAGGCGACGACTGCCCGTTTGGTGCTCGGTCCGAAGTCCCCATCGACAGTGATGCTGTAGCCGGCGCGACGGAGCAACTGCTGCACCTCGCGCACGCGCGCGCCATGAGAGCCAATGCGCAGCATCGTAACGGCGCTGGGAAGCTTCTCCGGGGCCTCTTCGCGCAGCAGTCTCAGCGCTGCTGTGTAAGCCTTGGCCATTTTGGTGTGGTATGCGTTCTTTCGGTATGCCGGCCCGTTGTAGCCTCGGGCGAAACCGGACCAGTCCAGACGGTCGATCTCGTCCTTCAGGCCGAAGTGGACGATGAAGCGACACATGATGTCGACTTGACCGGCCAGTCCGGTTTCCGCCAGGTCGAACATCTTTTCAGGGTGCTCGAAGCCGAGGGTCTTCCAATGTGAACCCATCACCTGCCCGACGCCGATGGAGATCGAAGAGATCGCTGCCACCTTGTCGATCGTGATAGCGCGTTCAAGCATGTCATAACGGCCGCGCTGCGACTTGGGGTTCTTCACGACGCCAGCTTGCGGATGCGCCAGTCCCGCTCGAACAGCGGCAGCCCGCTTCGCTCCTTTCAGAAGTCGGTAGAAGTAGTGACCTTCCCAGCGAATCACCGGAGCGTTTTCGGCGACATCCTTGGCGAAGATCTGCCCAGCGCTCTCGACGTTGACGACAGCAACAAGGGCGGGCAGAGAGATAGCATGCTTGTCGGCCACTGTCTTCAAGGAGCGCGCTTGCGCAAGGGTCAGCGCCATCAGATCACCTTCGCAGAATCACTCGATCAGTGATCACCATACTGCAAAGGCGAACATCTTACCAGCCTAGCGGATGGTGAACTCGTTGCTGACCACATTCAGCATCTTCCTGGGCAGGAACCCGGGGTAGATCTCCCAGGTCGTCGTCAGGATATAGATGCCTGCATCCAAAGTGGGGCACGCCCCTGCAGTCCACCACTCCAAAGTCAGGTCTTCAGGCAATTCCGCGTCTGCCCGGTAATCGGCGCTTCCTGCACTAGGGCATACGATAACCCACCCAGCCCCTTGTCGCTTCCTGACGATAGCTGACCACTCCCCGAAGAAGGGACGCACGATCTCTCGCTCTACCTCCATGGTGATCGGCTGTCCGGCCAGCCCGTCGTTGACGTGGATACGTTGGACCTTGAACCACCAATCTGCGGGCCATAGCCAGGCGATCAGGAACAGGCCCCACAAGCCCATCAGGATGCGGCTCCAGGTGCGGTCGCTCATTTCGGTTCCTTCCAGTCCATGAAGTCGCGCTTCAGGTCGCCAGGCCGCTGGGAGTAACGGATGATCCGCCGCACGATCTGTTCCCCCGTCAGCGCCAGGATAGCTGCCGTCGGCGTCTTGTAGACCTCCGGGTTCAGCCCGGACCAGTCGAGAAGTGGATCGGTGAGCAGCCACGCCGACCCTACGCCCATGACGAAAGTCAGGCAGGCGTACTTGAGCGTCAGGGTCTGGGACAACATCACCTTCACCGCAGCCGAGCCTATGATCGCGGTCCAGTAGCGCCAATCTTCCATTCTCGGCTCCTTGTGTAGGCGGCATTTCGCCTGCTTATACAACCTGCGGTATGCTGTGACAACACGACCTGCTGTGGGTGGTTTTGATCAGGCCCACTTAGGCTGCGGACTTCAAGCCGACCTGGATACCAGAGAGGTCGGCCCCGGCCCAGGCAACAGCGGTAGCGGGGTTAGTCTCCCAGATTTTCTGCCAGACGGTGCTGTCCCCGATGGTCTGATCAGCCCCGTCATAGTCCGAGCCGCTGAGTCGCAGGAAGTGTGCCAGCTTGGACGGGGTGCCGCTCTTGCGGTGTGCCCGCCCCGAGGCCACGACAGCGACGATCCCCCCAGACCCGGCATAGGCGACGGGGTTCCAGGAGGTCCGCTGCCCAGCCCCGGTGGACAACAGGCCAGTCGTCGGGTCTGCCGTGTTCAGGTCGGTGAGGGTGCCAGACATGTCGCTGTAGAAGCCTGCCGAGTTTACACTGAGTTCGCCCAGCCGCATACCAATGGTCGAGGTGGTGGCGATGATGAACTCCGAGTAGTTCGCCCGGTTCAGGTTCTGGTATCCGATGTTGCCACCCCGGCAGACCAGTCGGTTCGGGATGCCCCTGCCACCGTTGGCGGTGTTCGTCGCGGACATCGCCAGGGAGCCATTGACGTAGACCTCGACGGTCGTGGTGGACCCGGAAACAGTGCACTTGATGTCTACCAGATAGGCCGTGTTCACGACCCAAGTCTGCGTCCCGGCAGAGTTGACGTCAGACGTTCCCTTGACCCGAAGGAACGTGGCGTCGGACACGTTGCCGTTCTTAAACAATTCGGCAACGGGTTGGTTGGAACTGTTCACGAGTTGCAACCACGGAGTGCTGCTCCCGCCGTCTGTGCCGCCGTCGGTGCAATACAGTCGGAAGTGGAACCACTGCGTGGCGTCGGTGCCTGGGGTGAGAAGCACAAGCCGCCCCGCTTGAGAGATGTCGGCACCACTGGTAAAGCAGGCAAGACCATTGCTGACATAGGAACTGTCGAAGTGCCCAGCCGTCGTGCTTTCAATGAAGCCGGAAAACTCGTCGAACTCGAAGTAGCGGTTGGCGACTTTCAGGATGGTCATGGTCTATCCTTTCACCACATAGAAGCTTTGGTTGACGGCCTTGATACCGTCGGCGGAGGGGGCACTGCCTTCTTTCACGACATAGATCGACTGGCGCGAGGCCCTGATCCGGCTGGCGGCGAGCCAGGAATTGTTCACCACGTCGATGTCGGCCAGAAGCGTCATGTCTGCAGAGGCGTAGTAGGTGAACCCGCTCATGGCCGGGTCTGGGGTCACGTCCCCGGCGGCAAGGGTCATGAACCACGTCGAGTCATTCAGGAGCGCGAACGATGATCCAGAGTTGGCGGTCAGAACGAAGCAGATGCCCAATGAGAAAGCCCCGGTGAACGACACAGTTGTCTCGTCACTCTGGATGCTGCTGCTTGCGGCCAAGGAGAACCCGGAGGCTCCACCAAATTTCACTTCGGTGGGAGCATTCTGGAACAGGTAGCCTTCCCGCGTGGCCGCGACTTCTCCGACAAAGACCTTCGACACCGTCACAGTGTTGGAGGGGCGAGACTGGAACGTCAGGCGGATTTTCGTGAAGGCCGAGAGCAACATCCCCGGATTGTAGACCATCATGTATGTTCGGTTCGTCGTCAGGCCAATCGAGTTGTTGAACGACGTCGTGTAGAGGTCCGTCCAGGGCAAGGGTGTCCCGAGGCCTGCAGACATCGCAGCCGCCGAGACACCACTAAGGAGGGCTGAAATCATCAGATCAACTCCAGGTCGCCGGTCAAATCCCACTCGTTCGTGCCGACCTTGATCAGGGACGCGCTGGAGCCTTGCTTCCGCAGCTTCGAGGTCTCGGGGGTGTTGATCGTCACGGTGCCGTCGAAGGGCGAGACGGTCGTCTGCCCAGCCCCGGTCTGCCTGAGGTGGATCACGGTCCCGATGGGGAAGGCCACCGTCGTGTTGGTCGGCACAGTCAGGGTATTGGCCCCGGCGAGGTTCATGCGGACATAGGCCCCAGCATCCCCGAGGGCCAGCGTGTAGTTCGCCGTGCGGGTGTTGACCGTCAGAGCACCACCGCCACCGCCAGACGGAGCGGCCCAGGTGCCGTCAGCCCGCAGGAAGTTCGTCGTTCCGCCGCCTGATGCCGGGACCAGCCCCTTCGCGCCGCTGGTAAAGGTGTCCAGCATTTCGGTGACCTGTGTTCCGGTAAGGTCTTCCGGGGAGCCGGTGCCTGCCGCGGTGCGGCCCTTGATCCGAGCCGTAGCCATGTCGGCAAGCTTGGAGTTGGTGACAGAGCCGTCGACAAGACCTCCACCACTTACTACCCAAGATGTGCCGTCGAAGACAACCAATTCATCAGTGTCTCGAACCCAGGCGCGCCAGCCTTCTTGTGGCGTCAGATAGACCCAAGCCCCATTGTCGCGCACGGCAACCTTGTTTGGCTCAGCAGCGGCATCAGAGCGAACGATGTAAATGTCGCCGTCTGTGGGAGACACGGGCAGCACTGTGGTGCGAGAGACGACGCTCAGTTGTGTCAGTGCCGACAAGGTTAGCCAGTTTGTATCGACACCGGGCTTCCAGCCAGACTCTCCAAGAGCCCAGAATCCGTTCAGACCGATACCCGGTAGTGTGCGTGACGGCATGGTTGCCCCTTTCAGAACGTGAGCATATCTGATTGCGGAAGTCAGTCGATGTTTGTGCCGATAACCAGCCGCAGCACCCGCACTTCGGCCCCGACAGTCACTGTCTTCTGGTTCACGATCAGCTTGCTCATCGCCTCTGCCATATTCTCGCTGACCTCGCCTTGGTGCGTAGGCTCCCCATCCGTACCATAGATGCGGAAGAAGCTGATGTCGCCGGCATCGAGCGCCTCTTGTGCCGGGGTCGTCGACAGTGCTGCTTCGACGACCCCGCTACCCCCGATCTGGGCGGCCGGCCCAAACATCGAATCCTCGAATTCGAAGGAGCACACATGGCGGTTCTGCGCGACGTTCAGGGCGGCTGCAGCGCTTGTCGGCACAGGACCGGTGTACAGCGAGAGACTTGCGCTACCTGGGCCGGGGGCGAAAGGTGCATCGGCAACGGCCCGCACCATGGCAATGGCGACAGGGACTGTGATCAGCATCTCATCCTCCATATGACGTACCGTAGTCGTACCCATAGCCGACGCCGATCACGGCAAGAATCGAGTGGCCTTGAATGGATTCGCCTGCTGATGTCTTGGCGGTCGCCTTGACGAAGCCGCGCGTGAAACTTCCAAACGCAGATGCAGGCAGCGTATATGAGGTGCCCGTAAGCCCGTCGGTTGTGCTGATGACCATGCCATCTTCGCCGATCACGGTTATCGTTGTCGTCTGCCCCGCTTCCGGAGTAACGCTGGGATCGTTCCATGAGAGCAGAACCGAGTCTTCCGTGAGACGATTGCGGTTCTTCCATGTCAACGCGAGGCTTGTCGCCCCTATGGCCGTGACAGTGCCATCTTCCACGCCGTTGACGCGGAAGTCGGCCGGGCGTGTGGGAAGCCAAGGGCGACGGCTTAGAGTGCCGTCCAGATCGGGGGAGTCATCCAGCGCCAGCACACCCAGAGAAGTCATGCTGAGAAGCCTGTATGTCACCGGCTGATCGCCAACGCGCACCGTGGCGTCGTAGAAGTCGGCGTCGGGGGAAATGAACCAGACCGGCGATCCTGCCGACCAGGCTCTCGGAACCGTATCCAGCATTCCTCGCTGCAGCGTGACCGTGTTGAGCCCGATGGCAGTGACGAGGCATATTTCTTGCGAGCCGTCGCCCGTACCTAGCAGAGCGAAGTGCCCGACGTCGACGCCGTAGCCGCTGGTAGGCACGGTGACAGTTGCAACGCTGGTGGTACCGGAGAACGGCAGCGCCGACACCAGCGACGAACGGCTGAGCAGACTCTTCGTCTCGGCACCTTCCCAGACGAGCCCGACGCCGGGCACCGCACCCTCGGACATGATGACGTAGGAGGACACGTCATTGCTCGCGTCAGCGGCCAGCACACCTGCGATCACATCAGGATCGCTCAGCGAACTGATGTCTTCCCCGGATTGCACGAGGAAATAGTAGGGCAGGGTGATGACCTGAGAGAAGTCCAGCGGTGAGGGCACTTCGGTCTGAGGCACCCAAGCCGTCGATGGCGGGGTCATGTATGTGCCGACATCGAGCGCGAAGATGTCCTCGGTCAGCGACAGTTTGACCTTGGAGTCGTTCGTCTTGCCGTAGTCGACCTCTCCGACACGCATGACGATGCCATCCATGCCATGTTCCGGCCAAGTGACTTTCACGCAGTCTCCGGGCACGACGCGCCAGGCAGAACGGTTCACGATCGCAGTGCAGGACATCAGAGGCGCCGCTGCGACACGCAGATCGCGCTGCGCGAGCCGCATCGCCAAGTCCTTGTTCCGGACTCCCTTCATGGATTTGGTCTGGCTGACAATCTCCTGGATCGCCATGTTCCCGAGATCCTGAGCGGTGACCGTCTCTTCTTCCTCGTTCTCGGGGTTTGTCCATGTGACGCTGAGTTCGTTGATTGTCTCGCCCCAAGCCTTGCGCTGGAAGCCCTTCAAATCGGCGTTGTCGGGTGTGATATGAAAGAGGGTTTCGGGGTCGTAGTCGTCCCTGATCAACTTGATGTCGAACAGTCCTGTCGCAGGATTTACGAAGATCACGCCCTCCACATATTCCAGCATCGAGGCGATGAAGTCTTCGCCGCTCTGCTGTTCCACCCAAAGGACAGATACTCCGATACCCTCGTTGAAGACGACTTGGGAGACAGCATCGAAGTTCGCGGTGTTGATGGCACTTGTCGCAATGCCGAGCCCCCAATCGGTGTTGGTCATCACCTCGTAGATGATGTGGATCGGGTTCGCGTCATCACCAACCATCGCGTAGAGCGAGTTGAGCACTTTCGGAGCCCGTCGCGCTTTAACCCAGACAGCAGGAATGTTCGGTTGGTTGGCGCGCCAATAGAAGCCCTTCTGGCTCGCGATGGTGACGTTGGCAAAAGCAGTGGCGAGACCGAGTACGTTGCCGATGATGCCAGTGCCGTATGAGCCAGATGGCCCGCCACTGACATGACCGCTGAAGAATAGAGAAGCGATGCCGCGATGCGCAGGGCACGTTGCCTCAGTTCGACCCATCTTGTTTGCCAGGTATTCGGGAATCGTCTGCGAAAACCTGCCATCCAAGTATGTGACTGCACCTGAGACTCCACCTTCCTTCTTGATACCGCCGAAAAGATCCTGGTTGTCGATCCGGATAACAGCAGACGTGTCCAGATCGCCGCTCCAAATCTCTTTCTCATCAACGAAGATAGCCTTGATGGCATCGACAGGCCCCGTGGCAAATCCATACCAGAGGGACATGTAATACTGGACGACTTCGATCTTCGGCTTCTTAGACCCCACGGCGCTGCCTCAGCATCTCTACGGCCTTCAAGGCCAGCCCGTCGCCGGTTGCAAGCAAAAGTTCGGCGCTCACACCGTTTTCCAGAAAGGAACGGAAGTCGATGCCGTGCGAATCGCACCAACTTTTCTGACCACGAACGCAGAAGCCGCAACTAATGAGATCGCGCGCAGTGATCCTGAAGTCTGACGTCTCGCTCATGCTTTCACCTTGCGCTTCACATACTGCTTGTCGCCAAACCAGAGGCAGTTGGGGCTCTTGATCGTCTTGGTGCCGAACAGCACCGGAATAGGGCGCCCGGCGTCGGCCGTAGGATCATCCGCCTCGGTGATTGCCGAGTCGTCGATCTTCGGCTTTGGCATGATGAGATACGAGATCACCATCAGGGCCAAGCCGACGATCAGTTGCAGAAAGAGTCCCATCGCGTTTCCGATATTCCGTTATAGGTAATCTATAGCACGAAAGGTGACTTAGTAGAACAGGTTCGATCTGCTCACGGGGTTCTTCGTGGGGATGAAGGGGCATCCACCGAAGTTGTGGATATTGTTGTGAGAATTGCATCCCGCCTCGTCTCTGGTGCAGCCCCGAATCACCGTCACTGCCGTGCCGGTTACGATCCCCTTTGGCGCTCCACTGAGCGTCAGAGTGTCACCGACGATTCGCACGATCGAGCGTACCTCGCGGTCGCCGGCCGCGTTCAACCACTCTGCCATGCCGCCGATATAATCGCTCACTGGCCTGGGGTTCCAACCGCCGACCAGAGTGATCCTGTGACCGCTGACCGAACTCACGACAGCATCGGTCGACGCCGCAGTCTTGTTTGCGTTGCACCAGGGGCCGTAGAGTTTGTGCGAGCATCCGTAGCTGTAGTGCCGCCTCAGCCCGAAGCGCTTCATCGAAGTCCGGGCAGACTCGCAGTTCAAGATCAGTTCCGGCGCTTCACGCTTGGCAGACAGGATCCTGCCGGCCCAGATGGTGAGGAATTGAGCATCGGGGTCGTTCAGGTGGCCTTGGAAGATCGTCAGCGCGACCTCTTGGGAAGGCGGGTAAGCCAAGAAAAGATCGGCGACGTCGAGTTTCAGCGACAGACGAACTTCCATCGCTGCCTTGTCCATGTTGCCCTTCACCACGATGGCGCCCCGGGTCACTGCGACAGAGCGATAGAGGCGTCCATCGTGTGTGATGTCATAAGGGGCGTCCGTGTAGGCATAGTAACTGCTGGTCGACTCACCATACCTGATCAGGAACAAGTTGCAGGGCGTGCCCTTGCTGCGGCTGTTTTCGCGGGCGTTCAGGCTCATGGTCAGGTCTCCGCAGGGACGTAGCGCAACGCTTGCATTGTCAAGCTGATCTGCGAAGTTTCATCGGTCAACCACTGGACGGTCAGACCATCGGTCGAGAAGCGCCAGAGGGGGAGCCAGCATATCTGCAAGATCAGCGCCGGGTCTGCCGTGTTGAACAGCGGGGTCGTCAGACCAATCACCGTATCGTTCCCATTCTCATCGGAAATGAAGGTGATCGTGTCGATGTGCAGCGCTTCATAAGTACCATTGGCGTAGAAGATGATCAGGTCTTTGTAAACCACGTCATCGAGATAGTCCTGATAAATCTCGCGCCCTTCAAAACGAAGTCCGAATGTCCCAGCCGGGGCCACACTCTTCAACTTGAGATCCTCGGCAAAGGTCGGCATGAAGAACTCGCCTTGCGCCCCCCTGTTGCGTCGGAAGAAGTCCACGATGGCGTCGGTGCGCTCACGAGACGACCCGATGTATTGGGCCTTGTGGATGCGCATGTTGAAAGGTCTGGGGATGTTGAAATCCTTGCGCCCCTTCCCGTAGTCAATGATTTCCAGCGCCGCCTCGAACTCCGGCGCGACAGAAGACGCCCAATCGGGACGTTCGAGAAAGAGTTCTCGTCCGAGATGAAACGCAGTCCCCGCTGGCACCGACCACCAAAGTTCCTCGCCAGGATCAGCGTCAAAGGTGACGTTCACCGACGCCGTGCGGTTCGTAAGCTGGGATGCCGTGATCTTGGTGCCGAGGTAGCCCACATATGCCGGATAGACCTTGCTGCCTGCAACCCAACTCCGATCGAGGTCAGAAGTCAGAATAACCGAGTTGCCAACCGCAGTGTCGATCTTGCGTACGGCAAACTCAGACTGCGAAGCATTTCCGCGCATCAGCACAACGGTTCTCCCCGGAAGCATCCAGTCGACAGATTCTTCCAGGACCAGGGTGTTATGCCCAGCATTGGCGTCTTCGATCAATGCGATTCCATGACTGAAATCCGGCATCAGTGTGCTCTTGTTTTGCCAAGAAGCCATCTGCCGAATGAACTGCCGGAACGTGCCTTCGTTGACCAAAGTCGTGAACTTGATAGCCATCCTTGGGTCGGTGCGGTTGGCGATCCGTTGCTCGAAGCCGCTGCGTGAGGCAATGATCTCGGTCATGAATTCGTAAGACACTTCGACCGGGCTGGTCCAGTTCGGTAGAAATGCCCAGACCTTTGCGCGAACACCGGTGACCGGCAGAGCCACTTGCTCAGTCGGAGTGAACTCGAATACGATCGAGAAGTCGACGTCGGGGTCACCATTCTCATCGGCGGTGACGACGAACGTTTTCTGCGCGAGGGGTTTCATGGTCAGCGGTAGAGCAACGCCGCTGACAGAAACACTTTCATCCCCGGAAGTGTCGATGCTGGACAGAACCACTGTGCTGCGCTTTGCGTTCCACATTACCGCCGTCCGACCAACTGTCGCCGAGATGGCGCCGAAGTCGATCGTTTGTGGAATGAACCAGATGCGGTTGTAGAAGTCGTCGTAGAAGGAGGGCAGCAAGTCTCCCGCGTAGGTCTGCAAACCATAGCGAGTAGATGGCTGATTGATGTCCGCATCACCATAAATGCAATCCACACCTTCGACCGCACTCTCCCACATGTTGGTGTTGAGCGGTCTGATCGGCGAGAGCGCCGAAGTCTTGGAGAATTCACCTACTGTGATGAAATAGCCCGGGAACGACGGCATCAGTTGCTCCTGTAGGCATAGCCCAAGTAGACAGAGGATTCGTACAAGCGGTAAGAACTTCCACCCGCTGCTGGCTCCGCAGCGCTGTCCCGCTTGCTCGTTGCTGCGAACGCTCGCCAAGTTTCCGAACCGACAGTGAGTACTGCCCGTGGCTCGATGAACTGGTTGTTGATCAGACGTACCCCTGAAGGCTTCCCGATGGCTCGGAAGCGCACATCCCCTGTCACGGTCTGTGTCGCGTAGAGGTTTACCGGGATCAGGATGTTGGCACCCGAGAACTGGCTCACAGCCTTTGCGACCAGCGGGTCGTTGATAGAATCGGCGAAGCCGCCAAGCACCTCATCTCCGATGTAGGATGACGGAACACTCGTGCCACGGGGGTTGCGGAAACGTCGCCAAGTGACAATGTTGTCGGGGTGGACGATACGGACGCCACCAGATTCATCGTCGGCCCAAGCGGTCTGAACATTTGAAAAGAGGAAGTTCTTGCGACTGCGAGAACTCATGCCACTCGAACCCACAAAACTGCCCATCGGGCCGTTCTGAGATGAGATAACTTCACCGCCCTGATAATCGCCGATCTTCTCCATGAAGCCGAGGTAGAGGTGGCGGTACAGGTTGTAGCCATGCTCAGTAACGATAGCGATGAAGGGTTCGGGCGTCAGCATCCCGATCAGGTAGACCTTCTGAGGGTGCTGGATGATGGCAACAGCGGGTGCTGCCGTGGTCGCAAAGATGGGTGCCCTGATCGTCGACTTCGGAACGATACCGCTGATCGTTTCCTGCGCAGTCCAGCGCAGATCCCGGTTGACGCCGCTGGTGATGCTGGAGAGAGCGAAAGCGACGCCGCCAGGGCCTGCGCCATTGTAGTTGGGATGTCGCACGATCGGGTTGGATGCGGTACCCGACACATCGAAACCAAGTGCCGTGGCGAAGGCATGGACGAGCGGAGGAATGTCGCTCATCGCGCTGATGATGTGTTCGCTATATGCCATTTCTCACTCCAACCGGATCGCCATGTAGGTGCTTGTCGTCGAGCGGAATACGTTCTGAACGACGAGATGATCGACAGATTCGATCTGCACAGTATTCTCGGACGCATTGCCGACACCAGGGCAGACGTAGCATCCGTCGAGTACGCCGAACATCTGCAACGAGTTGTTCGTCTGGATCAGAGTGATGGGATCCAGCGGGAAAATGCCGCCATAAGACATCATCTGTCTGGACCGAATGGAATTGTAGCCGGGCGTCTCGTAGGAACCGCTTGCTGCTGAAAGCAGAAAACGGTTACCGCCGTCCACATCGTATTCCTGATAGCGGTACGGGCCAATACATGCCTGGGCTCTGGAGTCGTTAACAGACGGGGCGTTCATCCAGCCGCCGTTTGGCCCGAGAATATACCCACTAGCCCTGTCGACGCCGGAACCGGCATAAGGAGAGAAGGGAAACGCGGCATGGGCATCTACAGTCGAACGCCAGGATGCGACTTCGGACGACGCGCTCGAAGAGCCACCGATAAAGAGCGGGTAGGGATATTCAGTGGGGAGCGCGTAGGGTAGGAAGAGACCGCAGTACGCCACCTCGTAAACGGTGCTCATGTTCGCCACGACCATGAAGCGTCGCCCGCTCGCAACGAACCAGTATTTCATCGGCCCGGCGTCAAGCCAGATTCGCACCCCGGGGGAGACGTTGAGGTGTTCGGTAACGAGCAGAGCGGACGAGTTGATGGCACTCATCCCGTGGAACTGAATCCTGTGATCGTCAGTGCCAGTCGTCGTTGTCAACGCCATGCTGATGAAGATCGAATCGGTGCCAGCCGCACCCGGGCCACGGAGGACCACACCCGATGTCGAACCGCTCGGGTGCGTCCAGACCACATCCCATTCTTCCCCCGCCGCGACAAGGGACACATCTGCCGTGAGGAACGCGAGAAGCTTGTTCCAAAGGTCGGTGCTGCTCGTCGCGATACCTGTCGCGTAAGCCATATCTCTCAGCCCTCCATAGCCTGTTTGAACGCAGCAGGGTTCGCCCTGATGTAGTTCAGAATGGTTTCTTCGCCGACAACGTTGCTCAGCGACTCCTTTAGGAAGGAAGCCGCGTCGAACATGTTGACGATCTTCGTTCTACCGACAGGCTGTGCCATCCCGCCACCGTTCCTGATGTGACGCGGGTCGTTCTCGGTGAGCACTTCTTCGCCTGCCTTCAGGATCGCAGGCACCTCATTGGGCTTCAGCCCGGCAATACCGCCAGAGTGGTAGCGCATGGCGCCGCTGAACCAGGCGGGGCTGACGTTCCGCGAGCCGACGCCAACACCGGAGGCTCCGACAACACCGCCCGTGTGCATGAGTCCGACGCCGAACAGACCGCCAGAGATGCTCTTGGAAATCTGCTGCAAGGTGTTGAAGAGCGCCTGCTTGATGATCATCTTCGCGATCTCCATCAGAAAGTCGGCCGCGAACTGACGGAATGCTTCTCCGAGTGCGCCAACAGCATCCTCGCCGTTCGCGATAGCCTGCGCGAACTTGTCGAACATATTCAAGATGCCGCTGTCGAGCATGTTGAAGATGTTCTCTTGAACCTGCTGCTGCGTGTAAGCCGCCTGCCGAGCGGCATTACCCACGCTTTGCAGAGACAAAGCAAGAGCGTTGTTCTGAGCGACCGCCGCAGCAGCCTTGTCCCCGCCCATCACGCTATACAGTTGATTGGCCTGCGCGATTGCTTCTGACAGTTGGGTGTTGACCCCTGCGATCTGCCCTTCGAGTTCCTGGACCTTGGCGGTATTGCCTTGATCTTCGTAGATGCGCCGCTGTTCGATCAGCGCGTTGCGCTGACTTTCGAGTGCGTTGATACGCTCCTCGATCTGTTCCAGTTCGGTCTTTGCACCTTTTTGTGCCTGCAGAGCCTCGTTCAAGTCATACTGCGCTCCGAGCAACTCGCGCGCCCGGGCGATCTCCTCCTCGGTGATAGCCGGGTTCTGCTCGCGGAGGGCTCTGATCTGCTCCTCGATGAAGGCTTCGCGCTCTTTGCCCTCCATCTTCTTCTGAAGCATCTCGTTCTCGAAGCCCAAGTCGGCGAGCGACTGCGCGGTCGCTTCCCGCTGCTTCTTCTGCTCATCGGCGATACGCTCTTCCTCAGAGACACGCTTCCTGGTCTCTTCGGCGATACCACCATATGCCGCGAGAAGGCCCTCGGCGCGTGCCTGATGGGCTGACATCTGATTATACACCTTGTCGGAAACATCACCAGGAGCGCCACCGTTGTGCTCATCGGTTGCGTGGATCTTGGATGCGTCACCGGCGTTGATTGCCGCGTAGATTTGGAGCAGACCGTCGCCAGCTTTGACGCCAGCATCTTCGAGGTATTTTCCGACTGCGCGGATTTGCTCTTCGATGGAAGAGTCCGCCGAGACGCCATACTTCGCAGCCTGCGGTTCTCCCCACTGAATGAGACCACGGTGCTGTCCCCACTGCGTAGTTGGACCCGCCTTCCAAGGATCGAACGTGCCACCAGTCTCGTACGACATCACCGTGAGCAGATCTTTTGCGCTGAGGCCCATCTGCTCGGCGAGTTCCGTCGTAGCGCGAACGAGTTCTTCCATCTGAGCGCCTTGCGGCGTGCCACGTTCGGTCGTGTATTTGGCTTCGTAGTCGCTCGAATCCAGTTTCGGAATGTTGATGTTGGCGAAGCCCTGTCCCCAAAGCTTCATCACTTCGAGGATCTTGGAGTAGTCACCACTCTCCCAGGCAGCGACCAGCGCCGACCATGCCGTTGCGTTCAACTCAGTCGTCTTCTTGAGTTTCTCCATCTCCTCGCGGAGTTCGGGGATGAAGCCTTTCAGTTTGTCGATGGCATCGGCATAGGTGATTGTGGACGTGGCACCTTCATCAAAGGATCTGCTGGCATCGTCAGCCGACTCGGCCACATCCTTGAGTTTGGCGTCAGATAGCCCGAGTGCTTCGCTCACGAGGTCGATCTTGCTGCCGAAATTCTGCGCGATCTGAGCCGCCAGCGACGTCCGATCAGCTTGCTCTTCGAGGGCGCGGGCCTGATCGAGAAGCGTTTCTAGGTACTTCTGCGCATCGGCGTTGCCACGCGCAATCGCTTCCTTGTAAAGCTTTTCCAGTTCAAGACGATAGTCCTTGGCTCTGATGGTACCGTCTTCCAAAGCGCTTCCGAGTGACTGCAACGAAAGCGTCAGTTCGCGGGCGTCTCCGTTGAAACCACCTGCCCAGGAAAAATCCACAGCAGTCGTGCTTCTGGCTGCGCGAGCCGCTTCGTCCCGCAGTCGACCATAGGCGTCGACCATCTGACGCAGACTTGCGTTGGCCTGGTCCAGCGAGACGGCTTTGATGGCATCGCCCCACTCCCCGGTCTTGTCCTTCACATTGTCGTAATTCTCAAGAACTGCCGACATGATGCGGTTGTGTTCGTCGAGCGCTGCCGTGGTCGCGTCGACCCCAGACGCCCAATTCGTGAGCAGCGGGACCGCCAGTAGAGATGCCAAGGTGATCAGGACGCCTACAGGCCCACCAAGAGCGACGAGGGCGCCGTTCAGCAGCGCGAGGGCGCCGCGCCATACACCAAGCGCACCGGCGATAGCGAGGCTGCTCGTGCGAGCCAACAGGGTGCGAGCCGAGAAGGTCGCAACGAGGTTGCCCGCCGTCAGCATCGTGGTGCCGAGGAGCGCCGCTCGGCCCTGCGCTGATAGCAGTTGTGCGCCCATTGCCACGGCGGAAGCCCCGACCGTCCTCAGAGCCGCTCCAAATGCCGTGGTCTGCGTCACCGCCATCTGCTGACGCGCGCCGAGTTCTGCGGTTCCGACGGCGGCGGTCCGCAGATTCGCCACCATCAACTGAATGTTCTGGATGCTCGAATTGAGCCAGGACGCGAGTTTCAGGCTGATGATCAGTTGCAGAACGTCGCCAAAGAACTCAGCGTTTTCCACGAGATAACGAAGCCCATCAGCCGCCTTACCAGCAGCGGCACCAAGGGCGAGGAAGAAGTCGCGCCCCTCGCGACTCTGAAGGCGTTGGTTCAGCGTCGCCAAAAGTTCATTGAATGAGTCGATGAAGCCGCCGTTGGCAACTTGAAGCTGAGCCTGGAAGATGTTGTTCCAGAACTTGCCCAACTGCGCCGTGGTGGACTGTAGAGACTTCGACAACTGCGGCCCGAAGCGCCGATTCAACTCGTCCGCGAACTTCAGGAAGTTGGTCGAGTTGGCGAGCACTTCGCCTTCTTCGAGCATCTTGTAGAGTTCTGCCGACGTGACACCGAGGGCGTCTGCCATGATGTTCATGGCGCCCGGGAGCCGCTCCCCAAGCTGCTGCCGCAGTTCCTCGGAACTGATCTTACCCTTCGAGATCATCTGGGTGAGAGCCAGGAAGACGCCGTTCATGTCTTCCAGTGACAGCTTGTTCACCCGACCCGCCTCGGCCACCGCGAGGAACACCTTCCGGGTTTCCTGAGTAGCGAAGTTGGCTGCTTGGGCGGCGACAGCGAACTTAGAATACTGGTCGGCCAAGGTGCCAAACTCGATCCCGAGACGCGCTGCCTGGGCTTGCAGGAATTGCAGTTCTGCGCCGGTCTTCTGCTGGTTCTGCTCGAAGACGACCCCGAGGCGGTTCTGTGCGGCCTCCATCTTCTGATAGGCTTGCAGCACGCCGCCGACGTTGCTGATGGTGCCGTAGAGCCCCACATAAGCCGTGGCGAGGCTCAGGATCTCCCCGCGAAGGCGCTGGAAGATCGACATGGCCTGACGCGACTCACGGTTGAAGCCGTCGAGGATTCCCTTGGCCGATGCTGCTCCCTGCCGCTGCATGGCCTTGGTAGCCTCGTCGATGTCGGTCTTGAGTTTCCGTTGCGAGGTGCTGGTCTGCGTCGTGGCGGAAGCAAGGCGCGAGAACATCGGTGGCAGCATGTTTGCCGCACCGCTGATGCGGTTCATCTGCACCGCGAGCGCCTGGTATTCGCCCTTGGCAGCGCGAGATGCGGCGATCACCTGTTTCTGCCGCTCTGCGAGTTCGGTAATGTTACCCGAGGTGGACTTCATCTGCCCCCCGAGACGCGCAGCCTCTTCCTGCAACGCCTGCCAGGACGCCTTCGCGGCATCGGCCTGCGTACGCAACTCCTGCATCCGCGCGGCAGTCTTCGGATCCACGAATTGACCGGCACCCGTGCTGTAACGCATGAGCGCCTGCATGACGGCGCCGAGACGTTCGATCTCCGGGATCAGCTTGCCGGTAGTGGAAGAAGTGTCGTTCGCTTCGCGATCAAAGACGTTCAGCGCGGATGCGGCTTCTCGCACCGATGCTTCGATTTGCGAGTACTCGGCCTCGGCTTGATCAAGGTTGCCCTTCTGCTCGGCAAGGGCCGAGGTGGTCTTCTCGATGTCAGCGACGAGTGTGCGCTGCGAAGATCGTACTGACCTGATCTCGCTCGTGATTTGCTTGAGTTCGCCAGCCGTCTTCGCGACCTGGGCTTGCAGTTCCTTGTAGGTGCTGGCGTTCTTTTCGACAGATTGCCGAGCAGCATCCAGACGCGCTTTCGTGGCGGCAATGCCGTCATCACGCCCGGCCGTGCCAGCGGGCCTTGCCTGCGCCGCCTTGTAGGCTTTCTCGGCAGCAGCGAGTTCCTTCATCGCCGCAGCCTTCTTCAGCGTCGCCTGCCGGGCCTGATCGAGTGCGGCCTTCTCTGCCTTCAGCCGGTGCTCGACCTGCTGTGCGTTCCGTTCCAGATCAGCGAGACGAGCCGCAGCGGCCTGACTGTCCTGACCGAGCGACTGCAACTTTGCTTCGGTGCCGGCGAGTTCGCCCTTGAGGCGAGACACCGCGTCTGCTGCCGAGCCCATGATCGCCGTTGCACGGTCGAGTGCGGCGAATGCGTTGGACTTGGCCTTGAGGCGGTCGAGTTCGTCCCCGAGACCCCCGAGTGCGCCGTCGACCTTGGCGGTGGACGAGGCGAGACCTTCCTGACTTCCTTTGAGAACCTTGAGAGCGTCCGAAACCTGATCGAGGCTCTTGGACGCTTGGTTCTTGGCGCGGATGATCAGGTTTACGTCGCGGTTCGCCATAGTCGCCCTCTCACTCTGGACGTTACCTTCTTATCTTAAAAGTGAGCGCACGACCACTAGGATTGCGTCATATCCTTGATCTTCTTCCGGAACACTTCACCGGCTTTCTTGGAGAGGATTGACGAGACCGCCATCTGAAGCAGCACAGCGCGAGAAGCCTCTTCGCGATCAATGCGCTCCACCACATACTCTGCTTCCACATAGACCATGCCCACCGGATACAGGCGAGCATGGCGATGACCGTGGGCCAGGAGCAGACTTACTTGGCGTCGGATCCCGGCAACCCACTCGGCGAAGGTTGCGACTCGGGCATCAGATTGTTGATGCCCTTGATCAGACGGACGACGGCCTCGATGAATTTTTTTGGCCCACCTGCCGCGTCGAAGGTCAGTTGGGCGATCTTCTCGATCGCTTCCTGCTGGACGGTCAGCGGCAGTTTGGCCACCTTGTCGGTCAGATGCGGCCGATCCGCAGCCATCGCGATCATCTTGTTCAGCAGCATCGGCGCCGTGTCGATGAGGTCCATGCCGACCGAGAGCGGACTGGCAGACGGGTTGCCGGCGTACTTCTGGAAGAACGCTTCCATCTCGTTGCCGTGCTGGCTCATCAATTTGGTGATGTCCTGCAAAGACAAACCCCTGACGGCGAACGAATCGCCGCCAGGGAGACCGACTTCGAGGGTCGGCAGTTCAAAGTCTTCGAGCGCCATTGTGTTCTCCTGACGTTGGCGGGCAGTTCAGATCAGAGCGGGCGACCGTCGATGTAGATTGCCTCGTAGCCGGGCCGCTTCAGAATCTCGACGTTGAACGGGATCTGCTGCCACTCGTCGCCCTTCAGAGCGAAGTCGCCGTTGGGCGACAGCTTGACGTATGGCATGTACCAGTCGTAGCGCTTGCCCTGCGGGTTGTAGCTGATGAAGCGCAGTGCGCCCGCGATCGCCGACGAGCCCGAGATCACACGCTCGCGGGTCTGCGCGGCGACGGTGTAGTCGACGGTCAGGTCATCGCCATCGACCACGGTGGGCGAGGTGGACAGCAGCGTGATGCGGCCCAGAGCAGCGTCCAGCGTGTAGTCGGTGTTCAGCACCAGAGTGGTCGCACCCTTGCTGACGGTGACTGCGGTGACGTTGCGGACGCCCGAGGGGTTCGTCGGCGACATGCCGAGTTGATAGGTCAGGCCCTTCTTGACGTCGTTCATCGCTTCGTCGTTCACGCTCGCAGCAGCAGTCGCGAAGATCTCCGAGGTTCCGAAGAAGAACAGCGCCAGGTTCTCGGGGCTCACGTTGTCGGTAATGAACGACGCCGTGCGGTTGGTCTGCAGCACGATCGATTCGTCCTTCTCGCGCACACCCCGGTCGGAGTTGTAGTGATCGAGGTTCTCCGACTCGATGGTCGCGCTGAACTCGGGCGAGTTGCCGATGTACCGCTCGCCGCTCAGGACGAAGTTGACGGGATCCGAAAAACGGTCGAAGTGCAGTTCGCCGCGACCGAGCGTGTAGTTGTTTGCCATGACAGGTCAGTCCTTTCAGTTGGCGAATCACCCAAAGTGTGAGGATCACTATACAGGTGATTCAGTGGATGGAAAATCAGGAGTAGGGTTCCTCAAGTGTCTCTGCCAAGCGCAAGGTGAGCGTTAACCAGAAGAAGGCGTCTGCGGTGGCGTCTTCGGGTGGGCGCACGCTCCCCTGGCCGATATACATCTCCATGACGCGACCATCCATTTCCAGGATGTTGTTGCCGCGATCACGCTTCTTCTCTTTGATAAGAACCGCTTTGACTTCGGACATCAGGTGATGAGCCGGGTCAGATGGGTTCTGACGATCATCGTCGGCGAAGCCTTGGATGAGCAACTCCCACGGGCCGGTCGAGCCGTGGTGATCCCCACGGGCCTGCGCGACCTCGGCCGGGATCGGCGCTTCGAGAATCGACACCATTGGGATCGGGTCGTCCTGGTCGTAACGGATGCGACCACGGAAGACTTTCTTGCGCAGGTCAAAGTGGTAGCCGTTGTCGGGGTTCACCTCTTCGATCGCGCGAGTCAGTCGACGCAGAACCCGGAGACGGAACGGAACCGGCTTCACATCGAGAGTGCCGTTGCAGTAGAGAATGGGCAGCATCAGAATGGCTCCAAATCCAGCAGGCGCGTGAACTCCTCTTCCAGGAAGACTGCCGCGTCCTTCTTCGTCATCTCCCGCGCATAGTTGAACGCCTGATTGACGCTGATACCATAGAGCAGCCACAGCCCCTCAGCCAGCTTGCTCGGCTTGTAGGCGGCGTCGGGGCGGGCTCCACGAGCGGTGCGAACTGCCAACCCGAGGTTGCTGTTCTCTCCCTTGGCGCCGCGCAGTTTGACCGGGAACGCGCGCTCAAGCGTAGCACTGCGCCCCTTCTTCATCTCGATCACGACACCCATACGATTGACGGTGCCGCTGATCATGAAGCGAGCAAGCGATGTCGCTCTGGCGCGGGCGGTGAGCATCGCCTCAAGGTTTGAAGTGCGAGCCCGCTTGCTGACGACCAGACGACCTTTACTCGGGTCCAGGTAGTTGCCCGGGAAATTATACTGTCTGCGCATCGCGTCAGCGCTGTGAGCACGGGAGAAGTCGGCAGTCCTGTTGATCGCACGGAGAGCCGCTGTCTCGATTCTGGGCTTCAGGTCCACGAGGTCGAGATCTTCCAGACCTTCAACGAAGACAGCATATTCTCCGCTCATCGTGCGCGCTCTGGATATGGGAAATTCCGCAGCTTTTCAGCAGGAACACGCAACACGTTCGCCGTCACCGTGATGTCTTCGGGAGGCTGAACAGTGTCGATCTGGTACACCAGGTCTTTCTCAACACTGATGTAGAAATTCCGGGACGGCTTGACCTCGCTCAGCAGCATCTCGATGCGCGGCGTGTTGTCGAGCACTTCGGCATAGTTGAAGTTGGTGCCCTTGAGATCGCCCAGGCTTTGAAAGCGATCAGTGATGATCACACGGATTTCGACCGGAGCATCGGCGGGATCCTTGAAATAGAAGGCAGTTCGAGCCATCCGCTCGAACTTCTTCCGTGTGGATCTGCGCAATGCTTCGGTGAAGCGGTCCATCAGCGCCGCTTCCCCCGTTTGCCCCAGCCCTTCGGGGCGGGCGAGTCAGCAGGCGGCTCAAGCAGCATTTCAAGTTGCGGTGCGGGTAGACGAACGGAACCCTGAGCAGCCAGTTCCTCTGCTACTTGACGCGGTAGAACAAGCGTCACCGGAGGACGATGCACTTCTCCTGCCCATTCGACAGTGTGGATCAGAGTGACTTCGATGGTTCCGTTCGTCATGACTTCCCCCGTCAGGCCAGGTCGTTGTCGGGCTTCTTGTCGCCAGCAGATTCGACCTTCTTGTCGTCAGCCTTCTCGGCCTTCGCAGCGCGCTTCTTCTGCTCTTTGACCATGCGCTTGCTTTCGGCCTCGGCGATCTCGCCGATCGTGGCCTTGCGCAGATAGCCGTTGGCGATCGCGGCCTCGGCTTCATCTTCGGGGAAGTCGAAAGCGATGGTGTTGGCAGGCGCGCAGAACTTCTTGCCGTCGACCAAGTAGTAGAGACGCACGAGTGCGAGGTATTGGTTCATATGAGTTCTCCTCAGAAACAGCGTTCGCCCGGCAGACCATCTGCCGGGCGTTTGTTTATCAGATGTTCAGGACGGTCGCCTTGAACGTGCGGTTCGGGAACCGGGGGATCGGCAGCGGCGCCGACTGCGACAGCATGTTGATCGCCGAGGGGTTCGGGATCTCGTACTGCTTCTGGAAGATGTCGGTGCGGATGCCCGCCGCCGACGCCTGAACGTCGTAGATCGCGCCGAACGCCATCAGCCCGTTGACGCCCGGGGCCGACATGAAGATGTCGTTCGGGTTGAGCATCTCGACCGTGTTGCCGGCGTCAGTCAACTGCTGATCCCGATAGGTCCAGACATCCAGAGCGCCGCCCGTGCCGCCGATACGGCCCAGATAGGCCGGTCTGTTGTTGTCGTCGGACATACCAGTCACAACCAGGCCGCGCTGGAAGGACGTTCCTTCGCCGCCACGGTATTTCGTATCGAGCAGCTCCTTGATCTGGTTGTTCGCCATGAAAGGAGCCACGACGTTTGCGCCAAGGATCAGGTTGTTGTAGTTGCCACCGAACTGCGCAGCACGGCCAAGTCCGACCCATTCCGACAGGTCGCCGAGGATGTCGTGCGTCGGACTGGACCAGTCGATGCCGGCCGAGTAGGCCACGGTCAGGTTGGGATCGCGGCCGAAGCTGATGGTGACTTCCGGATTCGGCTGACCCTGGTCATGCTCGTACTTCACGGTAACAGCAGCGTCGATCAGGGCACGGGCGCACATGTAGTCCCAGGTCCGGTAGATCGAGGTGAGGTGCTGCTCGGCGACCTCAGAAGTGCGCAGATCGAAGCGGGCCTGCATGTCGAGTCGCTCGCCGGTCAGCACTTCTTCCGGGGTCAGCGACGTCGCGTCTTCCGGACGAACCGCGTCCAGCAGCTTGATGTAGGCCGGCGTGAAGGTCTCGACGGACATACCGCGATGCTTCACGATAGGCTTGCCCATATGCGAAGGCTGAGCGAAGGGCGCCATCGCACGGGTTCCGGTGATCTTGCCGAAGGCGATCTCCATGTTGTCGGAGAAGAACGGCGTGCCGCCGAAGTAGGTGCGGCGAAACCAGTCGGTCGGGTTTTCCAGTCGCGCGTCGCGGCGGATCTCGACGAGTTCCCGCTGCGAGAAAATGCTGAGAGCCATGTTGATGTCCTTTCAACTCTCGGGTGATGGGAGAACGGCCCCGCCGAAGCGGGGACGCAGCGGTTACGGGGTGTAGGTCTTCGGGGCGCCGACCTTGATGTTCGGTTCCAGAGCCCGGATCGCCGCCAGCTTCTTCGCGTCGGTGTCGAACGTCGCGTCCCACACCAGGCGGTTGAAGTTGAAGTGGCCGGTCTTGTAGACCAGAGCACCCTTGTAGTTGGTCGAAGCGTCGGTGGTGACGGCCTCCGCCAGGATACCGATCGGGTTGATCGCGTTGGTGGGGGTCGCGTTCCACGTCGCCTTGACCAGACGTCCGTTGGTGTCCTTGCCGACGACGGTGAACGCCGCGAGGGTCTGCGAAGCGGCCACGACTTCGGTGAACGTCACCGGCTCGGGATGCGTCGACAGGAACAGCGATTCTGGGGTCGCGCCGATTGTGTCCGAGGTTCGGGCCGGGATGCCGAGGCCCGAGTCCACGGCAGGAATGGGATAGTTCGCCATGTGATTACTCCTTCATGGTCTCAGGGGTTCACTTCTTGTCCCAGCCACGCATGGCCGCGACACGCTGAGCGCGCGAGGGCTGCTGGTCTTCGTCGGTGCCGCCAGCGCTGATGTTCGGCGCACCGCCCTCGACGGCGGATTGGAACTGCGCAGCCGGGGTCGTAAGCGCGGTCGAAGCTGCTTCCTCGGGCATGTCGGCCAGGCTGGCATTCGCTTCATCCAGCGACAGCGCGGTCTTCATCGCGAGGGACATCGCAGCCTTCGGCCGCTTCTTGCCTTCTTCGCTGGCGAGGATCGCCGCGATGCGGGCACGTTCGGCAGTCGCACCGGCCTTCACGCCTTCAGCGTGACCTTCAGCGCGAGCGGCGTCGATGGCGGCTTGATCGACCGCCGCAGAGGTCTCTTTGGTCATGTGCTCATCTCCTTGGACTTGAGCGGTTTCGAGATCAGCGGCAAAAGCCGCCACGGCGTCATCAAGCGGCCCGACTGCATCAGCAAGGCCGATTGAAATTGCCTCGGAAGGCGAGTAGGTGAGGGCTTCCGTCTTGCGGACATTCTCACTATCCATCTTCCGGTTTCGGGCCACGGTGGCCACGAACACTTCTCCAAGTTCATCGATGCGGGCTTGGATACGCGCCCGGGCGTCTTCGCCCAGAGCCTCGTAAGGGTTGCCGTCGGTCTTGTGCTTGCCGAACTGGATGAAGGTGACCTTGATCCCTTCGTTCTCAAGCGCCTTGGAATAGTCGACGTGAGCGCTCACAACGCCGATCGAGCCCACGCCACCAGTACGCGACATGACGATCTTGTCGGCCAGCGAGGCGATGGCGTATGCGGCCGAGTAGGCGTACTCATGGGCGAAGGCACGCACCGGCTTGTTGCCCTTAGCCGCGAACATCTTGTCCACGGCATCGAAGCAGCCCGACACGTCGCCGCCCGGGGAATTGATCAAGAAGGCGATGCCGCGCACGTTGGCGTCAGCCATGCCACGCTGGAACGCCTTGAGGATGTAGTCGTAGCCGGTCGCCCAACCACCAATGGTCCAAGGAAAGTCGTGCAGCAGAACACCTTTGACCGGAATGGTCAGGATGCCGTCTCTGACGTTGTAGGGCCGGTAGCGAGCACGCCAGTCGTCGTCGCGGAACCAGAAATCGTCCTGCCCTGAAGCAGCGAGCAACTTCGGAAGATCCTCATGCGCAGAGAGTGCCGCCAGATTGGCGTTGAACACGCTCTGCTGTTGCACGGAGACCAGCGACGGGTTGTCCTGAAAACTGGCGAGGAATGTCTCAAGCATTCTGGTTCTCTACTGCACTGTCGGGATTGTCGGCCTCGGTGCTCGGAGTCAACGCAGCGGTCATAGTCTGGTTGCCGGGGAACACGAGTTCTCTCTTCTTGATGTCGGCCTGCTCACGCTGCTGCTGTGCGAAGACCTGGCGCCAGTCGTTGCCGAGGCGCGCGTGCTCCTGCTCGTAAGTGCTGAGACCGCTCTGCAGGCGCAGGACCGCCGCCTGGGTTTCCTTCAACTCGTCGATCTGGCCGCGCGATGCGCCGATCCACTCTGCCGAGGAGTATGCCTCCTTGTTCATCCGCTCCCAGAACGACGGAGCGTTGCGCGGCATCGAGGTAATCTCGCCGATGGCGATGGCTTCTTCCAGCCAGAGCGAATAGATGATGTTGGCGAACCTGTCGGCGACGTTACGCTTCACCGACTGCATGGTCTTCCACGTCTCGTTGTTCGCGGCCCGAGCCGACGAGTAGTTCGTCTTGCTGTAGTCCTTCGACAACTGCTCGTAGCTGACGCCGAGGATCGCCGCGATGTAGCGAAGAAGGCTCTGCTCGAAGTCAGTGCCGATCAGACCGCCCTGCGACGGGCTGCGCAGGTTCAGCTTCATGCCCGGCAGAAGATGCGGAACCTTGACGCCATCAAGAGTCAGGTTCTCCGAAGTGCTGGCGTAGGCTTCCGAGGCGGTCATGTAGCCCGATGTCACCGACGCCAAAGCCTTCGCCACCGCGTTGCTGTCCAGTTGCCCGCCGCCGATGGCTTGGAACACGACTTCGCTGGGCAGTTCCGACTCGATGGTCGCGGCGTAGGTCGCGTTCAGGACGGCGTTCTGCAGCGTCACCTCTCGGAATCGCTTGGTGATGCGAGACTCCTTGAGCCCAGCGACCATAGCCGAGAAACCGCGCGACTGTGCGGCCCGCTGCTGCTCGAAGATGTGGATCACCTTGTCACGGCCCCATCCATAAGTGCGGGCGACGCGTGTCCACGAGTTGCGTGCCTGCATGATGTCGCCAGGATGGACGTCGCGGATGTGGTATGCGACAGGAGCGCCGTAGCGGTCCTTTTCCACGCCCATGCTCATCTGCGGTCCATCGCGCATCGTCGGCGGCGTGCTCAGACGATCGGGGTCGATCAGTTGAATCGCGGTGCGGAACGGCTTGCGGTCACGCGGGTATTCAGCAGTGCCGAAAACTTCGCCGGTCGTCGTGAACTGTGCGATGGCGAGACGGACAAGACCGGTCAGAGTGTTGACGCGCTGAGCATCGACATAGCACGACGGGCTCTCGGCCCACAGCGTGAACTTGCTCTCGACTTCGGTCTGAAATTCCTCAGCCCACGTCTCGTCCAAAGCCGAATTCTCAAAAGACAGATACTTGTAGTTCGGCTTGGAGTTCAGCAGGAACATCGCGCCGACAATGCTGTCCTTGCGGATCTCAGCACCGGCAGCGGCGTATGCGTCATTGCGGATGGTGTCGCGAACGCGGGCATCCATCAGTCGCTTGGACGGAGCCAGGTCGCGGTCGGCCGAGCGCACGGGCGGCTGGAACAGCAGCATCTCTTGCGAGAGACGGCTTCCGGCCTCATACGCCTCGCCGATCATGGCTTTCGGGACGGCGCCCGTGTCGGGCTGGAGAACTTCACCAGACACGGGCGCCCTTGACAAGGGCGAGATGACCGCCCCGGCCAATTCGAGGATCTCTTGTCTACGGCTCGCACGCACCATCAGAAGAACGCCCTCATGGGCGGTCGCGGAGCAGTCGGCAGACCGAGTTGAGACTTGAGATCTTGGATGTAAGTGCGCAGACGCGGCAGCGTGGTGGAATTGTATTCGACGCGCTGTCCGTTCTGATGAACGATGACCTTCACGCTCTGCCCGATGGCGAGTTCGTGGTATGCCTGCTCGGCTTCCTTCAGAAGCGCAGTCAGTTCTTCCCGCGTCGCCACCAACGAGCCCTCACAATGGTCTGTGCTAGAAGTATCACTGTTAGGGTGATCGTGCAACGCTGAAAGTGATGACGTTCAGCCGAGTTTCTTGCCGAGTGCTCGCAAGGCTTCGAGTGGGTCTTCGGTCTGTTTTACGCTGAAAGGCTCGTCGTCCTCGTCCCGCAAGATCAGCGGGTTCTTGTCCCAATCCCAAGCCCACTCCGGAAGTTTCGCCTCGTCCGACCAATCGAATTTCTCCACGGCGCCGAACTTCGGCAGCACCCGAAGGCCGAGCGTGTAGACCAGAAGGTCGGTGCTTTCGTTCCGCAGGCTTCTCGGGTTCTCCCAGCGACGGGTCTTCTTGTCGTACACCTCGACGCACAGTTCCTGGTAGAACCAGAGTTTCAGATGAGAAGCGAAGCTGATCATCCCGCCACCTGGCTCAGTGCGGTCGAGCATTCCATCTAATTGCGTCTTGAGCGCGTTGACGTTCAGTTCGAGAATCGGGATCTCGCCTCGCGCCCCAGCGTTGCGGTCCTTTCGACCGGAATCCGGGTATCCAATCTTCGCCCGCGGGGCTTCGACTGTTGACATGCCCTTAAGCAGATGGAAGACCTGAAAGAAGGTGTTGGGATGTTCGTTGCGCAATTTTCGAACGAACTCATATGCGCGGGCAGTCACCCCCTTTGCACCGGCCGAGTCGCAGACGGTGAACTTGATCGGCATTCGCCGGCCAGAGCCGTCGATCAGAGGATAGGTGCGACGCATGACATCGGTGATCAGCACGTCCCAATCTTCGAGATACGCCCCGGGCTTCAACGGGTAGGGGTGACCTTCCGAGTCGAGGCGCGGTGCCTTGCGCAGCGTGAATCGGTCAACGATCTTGATGTCGCCACCCGGCGCGTGACCGTGGATCTGCACAACGAAGCGACCTGGCGAGTCCTGCACGTCGACGGCGGCAGTCAGGAAGCGCACGCCTTCTGGCACATGTGGGTCATCTTCGTCGCCCCAATCGTTGCCGACTGAACGGGCGCGCAGTTGCTCGGGTGTCCGCTCGCTGGTGAGACTCGGCGGGAGGAATGGGAGCCCTAGATCGACGTTCACGACCGCTTTCAGCGTCTCGTGGTCCATCGTCTTCTCGTATTCGCGGTACGCTTCGAGGTATCGCTGCACGAGTTCGCGCCAGGTCACGAAGGCCGCTGCCGGCCCCTTCAGCCAGAAGGATGCGACCTCTGACTCCTCGCCCTTGCCGACAACGATGCCATCTGACGTGATCTTCTGGCCGTCACGCAGCCATTTACCTTTCTTGTTCAGCCCGTACTTGCCAGGCTGCGGGACGGGCTTTGCTGTCTGATCGGCATCGTGGGTATGTGGGAAGCCGCACTCCGGACAGATCATCCGCACGTTCGCCGCCTTCTCGGCGACGCTCATGTTCTCGTCCTTTGGCCATTCCAGTTTGTCGAAGTCAGGCTCGAAGTATTCGTTGCACTGCGCGCAGGGCACATACCAGCGGCGGCGATCACCCGTGTTGTAGACACTCAGCAGACCGACCGTCGGTGGCGCCTCATGTGGGGTCTTGGGCTGGAAGTGTGGATCCAATACCTCAAAACCGGGCGAGCCTTCAGCCACGGTCATGCCGCGACGGCGCGCAGTCTGCGTCCGCTTCTTGGCGAGAGGCCATGGCGCACCTTGACCTTCGACGTTCATGTCCATGCGGTCATAGTCAGCGAGCCATACACGGCGCAGCGTCTTGCCCGAAAGTTCGGTGATCGACGGCCACTTGATCAGCAGCCGCATCCCGCTCTTGAAGCGCACGACCTCGGTGTTGATGTTCTGCTTGCCAGGGATGATCGTGTCTGCCAAGGCTGGGCTCTGCCGGATGGCTTTGCGCAGATCACCTTGTGACCAGTCCCGCGCGACGCTCTGCGTCATGCCAATGAACATCATGTCGGCCGGGTCGCACTTGGCGCTGTAGATCAGCCAGTTGAAGAAGGGCTCTGATTTGCCGCATCGTGCGGGACCGACGAAAACCAGACCAGTGAAGTCCAGCGACTCCATCGTGTCCATGATTTCGACCAGATATGGCGCGACGTCGTTATCCCACGGGCCGCTGGTGATGTCGTTGCTGAGGCGTCGATACTTCCCCGCCGCTTCCGACACGCTGAGGCGCTCAGGCGGGCGAATGGCCTGCGCGATTTCCTTGAGTAGATCGCCGAAGGTGCGGAAGGTCACAGCACCACCTCTTCGTCCATGTCACCGGCCAATGGGTGAGTCTCGTCGGCCTCGGCCATACGGATTGCATCAGTGTAGATGTCCTCTTGGAGCCCATCCATGACCGCTCTGATCAGTTTGTATTGATCGGGCGTGATGCCAGTCATCCGTTCGAGTTGATCGGGGACGAGTTGGAGACGCTCGCGGATCGAGAGCAGGTACTCGCTGAACTTCGCCAGCACCTCTGACGTGTGCCAAAGTTCCCCTTCTTCCTGCATCACGCGGTTGCGGGCGCGTCTGGCTTGCCACAACTTGAGGCGCAGATCGTCGGGGAGATCATCGTCCTTGATGCTGCGTAAGAACTCCGCAGTGTCCACCTTCGGGTCGACCAGGTATGCAGCGGCGTCGGCCACCAAATAGAGCGGGTTGCCGTGCGCCCCGACGTCGATCGGGCGGCAGTCCTTCAGGCGGCGCTTCACCTGGTGCTCAGTCATGCCGAACACGAGCGCCAACCAGCGAACCGGCACACCCTGCTTGATCTGGTAGACGCCACGGTAGGAGAGGTCCACGTCGCCATCTTCTTCGCCCTTCGGAGGTGGCAGCAGGGAAGGGTCGATCTTGCGCGGTCGCCCAGGACCACGGCGCGGCGGTGCCGTCACGACGCCCGCCAATTCGTCAATCTCGCGGCGGCGGTCTTCAGGCATCATCAACAGATTTCCCAGATGTTGAAGGCCCGCCCGATGCGCCTGGCTTCAACACTAATGCTGTTCGGCTGCACACCGGCGATGCTGACGATACGGTTGTTCATCATCTCCACATAGTCGGGGTTCAGTTCGCACAGGATGCCCCTGCGCCCATGTTTCAGAGCCACGCCTGCGGTCGTGCCGCTGCCGCCGAACGGGTCCAGCACCGTGCCGCCAGATGGGCAACCGGCAAGGATGCACGGCTCTATCAGGTCGGGCGGGAAGGTCGCGAAGTGCGCACCCTCGAAGGGCTTGGTCGTGACGGTCCAGACGCTGCGGCGGTTGCGCTTTGTGAAGTCATCACCGTCACGACGCTGGCCGGACTTCCATTCCGCACGACCATCGAGCTGCTTCGCACCGGCGCTGGTGTACGGACGCCGTGGATCGTTTGTGACGCTCGGCTCCTTAATCGCCTCGGCATCGAAGTAATACCTCGGCGACTTCGAGAGCAGGAAGATGTACTCGTGCGCCTTGGTGCAGCGGTCGCTCACGCTTTCCGGCATCGGGTTCGGCTTGTGCCAGATGATGTCCTGTCGAAGGAACCAGCCCGGCTCGAAAGCGGACGGCGGCTCGATCAACCACGATGGTATGTCCACAGATGCACGCTGGTTGAGCGAGGAAAGCAGATCAGTCAGCACCTTCCTCTTGTCGCGAGTGGCGTCACGCTGCGGCGAGTGCCCTAGCCTTTTGGCATCAGCCATCAGTAAAAGCAGGTTGTAGGCCACCATCGCTTGGCGCTTTTTCTCGATCAGATAGGGGTAGATTTCCCGCAGGATCAGCGTCTTGTTTTCGATCCCATGAACTATCCATCGCCAAGTCGGACGCTTGCCAATATGGCCGTCGCCGGGAACATCATGCTCACTCCGGCTGGCTGGCCAGATGCGCGCGGCTTCTTCCAGCAGGGCGCGGGAACTGTTCGTTATGGTGATGTGAACGCCGGTCCTCGGGCGCCCATCATCTGCCCGAACGTGGTGAAACCCGCAGATGGTCCCTTCTCCGTCGATCATTGCCGCGAGCCAAACACGGTCACGTTCGCGAGTGATCTTGCCTGTGTAGTATGGATCGCGCAGAGCCGTTGCGACTGCCCACGGGATGCCGATCAGGTCTTTGTGCTTCAGCCCGATGGCGGGGGCGTTGCGTGTAGGGTTGTATCCGTCGTGACGGCCGCGGTTGACGTTCGCACCATCAGCAGCCTTGCCGCTTTTCCCGCCTGCCAGCGTTTCGGCGGGCTGGTGAGTGCCGCCGCGCGCAGCCGCATGGGCGCTGTAGCTATCCCCCAGGTTCAGCCACAGCGTACCGTCATCGCGCAGCACGCGCCGCACCTCGCGGAACACCTCGACCAGCCGCGCCACGAAGGCGTCGGGCGTTGCCTCAAGCCCGATCTGGCCCTCGTGCCCGTAATCCCGCAGACCGAAGTAAGGTGGGCTGGTGACGCAGGTATGGACGCACTTATCAGGCAGATGACGCAGCGATTCGATGCAGTCGCCGATGGAAATCAGGACGCTACTCATCAGGCCAACTCGTGACTATCGCGTTTCCGTTTGGGCTTGCTGCCCATCTTGTCGCCGAGCCATTGCTCGACCTGGTTCTTATGCCACAGGGGTGCTCTGCCGATGTAGATCGGCTCAGGAACTCGACCATCCTTGACATGTCGCCACAGCGTCGTCTTCGACATGCGGAACAGCGACATCATGTCGGCACTGTCGAGCATCTGAAGATGAGAGTTTTCGGGTTTCACAGGGTTCCACCTAGTAGCATTTGCCGTCACCAAGACCCTATCAGCCGAAAAGTGATTGTGCAACCCTTCGGGTGATCATTTATTAGGTCAGCGGTGATTTGCTGAAGTCTTTCGTCTGCCTAACAATTTCAGGCGAAGATCCGCCATAATCTCGTCTTGTGTGATGGCCCGATCCTGCAATTTTGGAAGAATATCATCATCATAGGTGCCCTTGGCGATGATGTGGCGGATGGTGACCGGCCTCGTTTGCCCTGGGCGGTGCAGACGCTTGTTCATCTGCTGATAGGTTTCCAGATCATGAGTCAACCCATACCAGACGAGTATGTTCCCGCCGAACTGAATATTCTGACCATGTCCCACAGATTGTGGGTGCGCGAGCAACAGGTCGATCTTGCCGGCGTTCCAATCGGCCTTCGTTTTCCTGACGTCACCCTCTCCAAAGACCACCGCTTTCTTGAATTTCTTCCTGATTCGATCGAGGTCGAACTTGAAGTTATAGGCCACCAGGACGGGCGCACCGTCGGCTTCATTGACGATCTCTTCGAGGGCTTCCAGCTTCTTGTCGTGGATCCAGACGTCACGTCCGTTCTCGTCATACATGCTGCCGTTGCAGTTATGCACAATCAGAGGGCCGCGCGATCCTCTGACGACATACCGGTTTCTCGGCCCACAGTCGGCGATGTCATAGACTTTCGATCTACGGGTTTGAACAATCTCTGTCCGCGAAGGCCCCTCCTGAACCTCCTGTAGAAAGTCTGATATTCCAAACCCGCCTTCTCTGCTGCTTCCGCTAGACAGATCGTACCCCACGGACTCTCGACATGCACGTTGACTCGGGTGTTCCGCAACTGCTGTTTCTCCGTCACCCATCGGTAGTTCTGCGCCGAATACGGCTCGTTGTTGTTCACCCTGTCGATGGACAAATTGTCCGCGTATCCAACTCTCACATCTTCCCAGAACGCCTCGAAAGATTCGAACCACGCTTGAGGCATGTCGATCCCACGACCCCCATAGTTCTTGAAATCCTTGGCCAAAGGATCCCGGCAACGAGACTTCATGAGCGTCCAAATCCGGTAGGGCCTGGTGCCAGTCATACCGTGACCATTTACACCTCTGCTCACAGTTTTCCCGTGCTTGCAGCCGCAGTTCGGAGTGGCTGTGGGTCGATGTGGCAAACGAAGATTCTGACTGATCCGAACTACTTCCTTCCCGCAGTCGCAACGGCACAGCCAGGTGGCCTTCTTCGTAGAAGTTGCCGTCGACCCGTGTCTCGACAAAACCGTCAGGTAACCGAACTTCATGCCGGTCAAATCTTTCGCAGGATGCGCCATCGAGAATCTCTTCTGCCTTCTTCCAACCTTCTACAGTAAGAATAAGATGCTCTTTGGTCATATCAACGCCAAAGCAAGGAATAACTTCCTTTTCTCCTTGGTAAAGGAGACCGCCATGAGCGACAAACTGCTCCCCATCCCATATGAGGTCAGTCGCCCCAATACTTTCGATTGGCTTCCATCCGTCTCTGGTAAGAACATCAGTACCTTCGGCGATGCAGAACTGCAGCAGTTTGCCCGCCAGCACGCCCCGGTTCACAGCCTCGATGTCATAGGCTTCGGAGACCAACGTCTTCTTGAACGCTTGGTATTCTTCCATCGCCTTGCGAGGCAGCGTGACGCGAACATCGTTGATCAGCAGCGGCGGCAAATCGGGGTAGAGTTCTGGGTCGAGCGTGAACATGATGTCGCTCATGCGCTCAGTAATCTCCCTCTGTGCATGAGGCTTTGGCGTCAGATTCCAGCCCATGTAGTCCTTGTCGAACCACCGCTCCTCGAACTTCGTGCGAGACGACCCGAGGCGCTCCCCGAGGTCGGCGATATAGGCCAAGCCCCACATGTTCCGCAGCCCTTTGGGCGTCGGCGTGCCAGTCATCAGAACGATACGCTTGACAAACTTCCGAGCCTTCGCAGCCGCGCCGAAGATACTGATCTCCTTCGTGGCGGTGCGCTTCTTCCCGTTCTTGAAAACGCTCGCCTCGTCGACGATCATCATGTCGTAAGGCCACTTCTTCTCGAAGTGCTTCCAAAGCCAGGGCAGACCCTCCTTGTTGATGATGTGGACCTCGGCGCCATCCGAGACCAAGCGCCGACGCTTCCACTCCTTCGCTCTCGTTCGGTGCCGACCGGCCCACTTGGACGCCTCTGCTGCCGGAAGACCTGCGATCTTGGCGATCTCATAGGCGTCCTTGTAGGCACGCACGATGTCCTCGTCGTCATCTTCGGCCCTGATGAGCGTCCAGTCGATGTGGTTCAAGTGCTTCCAATCAGCGAACTCATCCGGATAGGTGGCCGTGGCGACCAGCATGGGCGCGACGATCAGCACTTTCTTGACGATGCCATCTTCGAGCAGGTCGTCGGCAGCGGTGAGCACGGTGACGCTTTTTCCGGCCCCCATCTGCCATCCGAGGATGGTGATCTCGTTCTCATATATTTGCCGAATTCCCCACTTTTGGAATGAGCGAAGCTGACTGCGCTTGATGCCGTTGGTCACTCGAACAGCGCCCTCCCGGCATCAATGCTGTCAATGACATGGACCTCGAAGCCGAGGTCGCGCAGCCGGGCGATCTCGCGCTCCTGATGCGGCTCTGGTTTCTTCCCCCGGGCTTTGAACTCCACGATGATCAGTCGCGCACCTGGGCCGAAGAACCAGCGATCGGGGCTCCCGGCGCGATTCATGTAGACGACCTTCCGCTGCATGAATCCTGCCGACTCGGCGATCTTGCAGACCGTACGCTCAATGTGGGATTCAAGGACGCCCATCACAGTTCCTCGTAATAGCCGATGTCTTCGAGGATACGCCGAGCCTCACGCACATACCATGCAAAATCAACGTCTTCGGGGAACTCGTCCGGAAGATCCATGATGGGGCGGGCACCATCACTCTTCGGCACGCGGTTCAAGCTGTCCTTGTAGTGAATGGCCCCGTTGCCACAGGTCGACTGATACCAGCGAATGGCCTTGCCGAGGTAGTGCGCATCACCGGCGTCGAAGCGCGCGCCAGGCTTGAGCAGTTGCCCCCGTTTTCCGCGCCGCTCGAACTCGATCTCTTTGACGTTCCAGATCGCCCCACCCTTCACAGTGCGCACAGTGACGAATTTGCGAATGTCACGGCACTCGCGGATGGTCTTGGAGACAGGCGTGCCGGTGGAAAGAAACGTCGCTACTGCTTCGGCGCAGATGTCCATCGTCGGGTTCTTCTTCTCTTCCAGACCAGACTTCGCGTAGGCACCCTTGCGCTTGACGCCGCCATCAGGCTTCAGCGCATAGTAGTTGTTCACATCCCTACTGTAGATCGCGATATACTCTACGCTTTCCATCTCGAAGCCTGTCTCTTTCTCCCAGCGTTTGATGATAGACTTCATCTCGTCTAGGCGTTTGCGCGGGCACTTTATCACGATGCCGTCAGTGTTCCCGCTGACGACGGAAATGCCCGCCAGTTCCAACCACTCAATCAGCATCAGCAGCGCCAACTGACCGGTCAGCGTCACGGTAATCAGCAGGTTCGGGGAGAACAGCGCAGACCAACGCGAGCCCAGCTTCCCGAAGGCGCCGTTGATCATGATCTTGCCACCTTCATTGGCGACCTTCTGCTGGTGCGCTTCAGCCTTCAGTTCGGCCAGACGTTCCACGATCAGTTCACTCTGGCGGTCGACCTGTTCGATCTGCGCCTGTAACGCCTTGATCTCTTTCTCAAGTTCCTTCTGCTTCGCCTTTGCCGCTAGGCGGCGATCGACAATGCTTCGGTAGACCTTGAGGAACACCTTCCCCATCGTCTCCGGGTAGAGCCCGAGGGTTAGGATGATGTTCGGGTAGTAGGATGCCACGTCGGCGTCGATCAGCACATATTCATCATCGGAGTGGTGGACGGCGCGCTTCTCGGAAGAGTGCAGACCACCGATGCCCATGCGGTAGACAGAGGTGCCGAGCCGCAGAGCGCCCTCGCGGTTGTCCTCCTCGTCCTCGTTCAGGTGACCGATCGTCTCGCCCATCTGCTCGAAGGTGATCTCGGCATCAGACAAGAAGTCTGGCATCTGCACCTTGCCGCTGTAGGACAGCTTGAACTCCCAAGCCTCGATCGTGTCGAGGAGATCGTTCAGGTGCTCGTTCTCGAAGCGGATGTAGTCAGGCGCGCGGTACTTGAAGGGCTTGATGTTCGCGAGGTCGGGCTTCTTCGGCGCGGTGCCGGTGATCTGCTCGACGCGCTTCTTGATGACCGCCTCAGCCACCTGAGCGTCGGACTTCGAGCGAAGGTCCATGCCATATTCGCGGGAGAGTTCTGTGCGCAGCGCGATCTGCTCGGACAGGCTCAAATACAGGTCTTTCGTGGCCTGAAGGTCGTTCTTCCAGTACCGGTAGACCTCTTCCTTCTGGTCCTCAGTGAGGATCGCCTCGGGGTCGATCGGCAAGTCCTGCATCCGCTTGCCGTGGATGCGACCATTGTAGATCTTCAGGCTCGCCTTGCCGGGGGCGACCTCGATCAAGTCGATGTGGTCGAGTTTCTTGGGGATCTCGATTTCCCAATCGCGCTCGATGTCCCACGCCTTCTGCTGAACAAAATCTCCGTTCTTCCCCCGCTTACCGACGACGATCTCGTTCGCGAGACGCTTCAGCGCCTTCGCCGCGAATCCCTTGAGCGCGGCGAACAAGATCAGTATGTCGAACCCTCGGCTGTTGAAGCCGACGATCAGGTTTTTCATCACCAGACGACGAATCGCATTGCGATCTTCGAGCGATAGCGGTTCTTCGAACTCCCACGACCAGATCTCGTCGGTCTGGAAGTCCATGAAGCCGATCAAGCAGTAGTTCTCGTAGATCTCGATGTCGTGGATCAGTGTTCGCTTCACGTCGCACCAAAGGTTTGACCCCCGGTGCTACCGAGGGTCAGTGTCGTGTCAGGCCACGTCCTCGTCGCGGCTGCGACGGCGCCGGGGTGCCGGCTCGTCGTCTTCATCATCGCGGCTGCGGCGGCGAGGAGCCCGATCTTCGTCCTCGTCACGGGACCGACGCTTCGGACGTTCTTCCTCATCTTCATCATCGCGGCTGCGGCGGCGAGGAGCCCGCTCTTCATCTTCATCTTCGTCTTCATCGTCGCGGCTGCGGCGCTTCGGACGTTCATCCTCGTCGTCATCGCGGGACTTGGAACGGCGGCTCGGCCGTTCATCCTCGTCATCGTCCTCGAAGTCGTCGGCGTCGATCGGCGCGGCACCGAACGCTTCGCCGTCAGCGCGGAACTTCACCCCTTCGAGGCTGGCGTTGATGCGCTTTCCGTACTTGTTGTCCTGACCCCAGACGCGGACGATCATGTCGACGTAGCATCCGGCGTAGGGAGCACCCTCCTCACCCTCACGCACGTCCTGGCCGTCAACATCGAGGACGCGCGGCTTCCTCGCGTTGGATGCGGTGACGTACATCATGCCCTCGTAGCCTTCCTTCATCTCCTCAAGGTCTTCGGAGTCCTTCAGGCAGATCTTCGTCGGAGAGAACTTCGGAGCACCCTTCGGCCATGTGGTCCTCTTCACATGCTCGATCGCGTCTTCCAGCTTGGCGATGTTCACCTTGCCGATCTTCGTGGTGGGGTCCATCAGTGCCACCGCGCTGAACTTCGGCTCGCCCGAACTGTCGCCACCGTCGCTGCCGCCAAATACCTTGGCCTTGTAGATGGACGGGTAGGAGAGACGGACGTTCTTCAGCAGAACTCGCGCCGGATCCTTCTTCTTCTTCTCGGTCATGTTCAATCCTCTTCGTTGAACTCATCTGCGATGTTGCGTAGCGCCGGTCTCGCGTCCTCCACCGGCACAAGGACGGGCTTCCGCTCGCCATTGTCGATCAGATCGGCTAATTCCTCGAACTCCTTGTCGCTGAGAACCTCGCTAGCCTTCTTGGGAGTAATCACCTTTTTGGTGTAAACTCTCTCAAGAGGTAAGTACTCACGCAAAGCTTTTTCGGCTGCGTCATTGTCGAGCCACTTTCGAGGTGGCGAACGCCCCTCCACGACCTTCAGACCAGGTGTCGGACGCCCCTTGATGGCATCGTCGATGATCTCGGCCTTGATGCGCTCAAGGTATTTCATGATCATGCTGCTGTGCTTGTAAAGGAACGAGCGACGCTCTGGAGTGAGCAGCCCGATCGGCGTCATGCGGAGCGGCAGATCGTGCTCCATGTGATCGTCGAGTTCATCGAAGTCGCGGACAATCATGTCGAGATTGAACTTGTCATACTCGGGGCACTGACGGTCCTTGGCGCCCGGGCAGTAGGCATCGTCGCACCACGCACCGGCAATACGCGGAGCGTCGTCCCGTGCAACTTCCTTCGCCAGACGCTTCAGCCTCTTGCCGAATTCCAGCAGCGTGTCGAGATCGGTGTCCCATTCGCCACCGCCGCCGCGCACCCGGGGCTGGTGGATGATCAGGCGGAACTCCTCAACGTCGCTCTGCCCACGGACAAAGGTGTCCCAGAGCCCAAGGGCATAGGCCATGATCTGCGGATTCCTGACCGGGCTGATCGGTTTGAAGCCGAACTTCCAGTCGAATACCGTGATGCGCTTCTTGCCCACAATGCCGACGTCGCATGTGCCAAACTGCTCGGGCATCCAGCGGCCGAGGTCGACGCGCTTCTCCACCAGCAGTTTGCCAGGGATGTCGTCGATGATGTCAAGGCCATCTCGAATGCCCTCTGCGTCCTCTTCGGTGAGTTCGTACTTGTAGCCGTTGTAGGTGCGCACTTCGCCCACCATGTCGAAGGGATCAAGGTTCCTGTTCAGACAGTCCTCAGCGAACGAGTGCAGGATCGTGCCTTCGTCTGCCATCGGGCCGGCGCCGTCCTCGTCATCAAGGCTGTCGATGAAGTTCACGGAACCCGGACAACTGAGCGCCCGTGCGAGAGTTGAGGGGCCGATCCGGGCATGAGCACGTTCGCGTGGTGCCACTTCAGTTCTTCTCCCAAGGGAAAACGAAGCCGTTCAGCCGTTCGCCGTGATAGCCGCGACCCCAGGTCGTGTGAACAACAGCGTCCCAGCCCTTTTCCTTCATCTTCTTCCGAATCTTGCAGATCATGACGTCGATGATTTTCGGGTTGATCAGTTCCCCGGAAGAGCGGCTTCCGTAGATGGCGTCGTAGATCACCTCTTTCGGCATGAAGCGGTCATCGAAGACCATCAGAAGAATTTGCGCCTCAGTGGCGGTGAAGCCTTGACGACAAACCTTCATGACTCGGTCTTCTTCCAGTGCAGGAACAAGTTGCCGCACCAATTCCAGAAGGAATTCGACCGCATCGCGAGCGCCCATATCGGCGACAGCCCTCTCGATCGAAGCGATCTTGGGAATACGCGAGCCGTGAACCTCGATGCCGAGTGCTTTGGCCCTACGCATGATCGTATTGCGACCGTAACCGAGTTCGCGGCCGATAGCGGTGGCAGAGAGGCCGTCTGCGACGCGCTGGCGCAGTTCAGCGGGGTCCATCCGAGCCGGTTGTTGTGTCATCTCAATACTTCTTGCCCCCTGCTGCACGGGTTTCCAGCTTGTGATCGGCGCGCTGCCGGTTGTAGCGGTTCTTCTCGATGATCGCGCCGGCCACGTCCAAACCCAGCGCAGCCGCCGTGTCGAAGATGCGGAGGATGCAGTCAGCGAACTCGACCTCGCGGCCGTCGCGGTGAGGCAGTTTGTCGTCCATCAACCCATTGCGATCAGCTTCCAGCGCCTCGGAGAGTTCCGAGTGCATCAGCGCCACTACTTCACCGAAGTTGCGCTTGATCGGCAGCAGCGTCGTCGGATCGGTGTACCAGCCAGCCTCGGTGGCGGTGCGGTGCGCGAGATCCTGAGCCTTCGCCAGACCGATGTAGGCGTCGGCCTCTTCGCGACTCATGTCGTCGATCGTAAGACGCATCAGCCGACCCTCCGAAGGCCGACAGTGGGGAAACCGTTGGCCTGGTGCCACATGAACTGGCTCAGAGCCACCGGCATCTTCTTCGCCCGGCGCTGCTGGTGGCGAACGACCTGGCGAGAGAGACCGAGGTCTTCGGGGGCGTTCTTCAGCCGCTTCGCCGTGGCCTTGCGGTGTACATCGAGACGCTTCGCAGCGCGCTCAGCACCGGTCGTCACTTTCTTCTTCGTCATCTCGGTTCTCCATTCGAGGTCCTCGGAGGAGACGCGCTGACGCGCCTCGCCGGAAGACCCCGCCGTGAAGCGGGGTCGCCGAGGTCAGATGACGGATTCCAGCGCGTCAACATCCCACCACGCCTCGACGGCGCGACCGTCACCGGCCATGTAGCGGACAAGCGCCTGGTCCGCGTGGTTCTTGTACTGAGCGTAGCCGACGACAATACCCTTCTCGCCAGAACAGACGATTTTCACCCGCTCGTCGAGACCGAATACCGGGTTCACGCCAGCGACTCCTCTTCGTAGCCGGTTTCATCACCGGCCTTGTATGCGGTCAGCGCGTCAAGTGCCTTCTGCCGTTCGGCCTCGGGGATCTCCGACATCTTCTTCACGCCGTGACTGGCGATGATGCGCTTGACCAGCGCGCGGCGGGCGTCGTGTTCGTCATCGTCGTCGACTTCCAGGAACTCGACAGTCGCGTCGGCCATTTCCTTTTCGGTCGGAGCCCTCTTCGCCTTCGGTTTCTCGGCAGCAGCCTCCTTCGGCGGGCGCCCGCGACCACGCGGAGCATCTTCGACTTCGACGTCCTTCGGCTTCTCGGCCGGCGCCGAGGTCTTCGCGGCAGCGCCAGCAGCAGCCTTGGCCGTGAGCCCTTCCAGAAGATCGCTGTTGCGGTTAAGTGCCGCCGTGAGAGCCTTGATTTCGTCTTCAAGTGCCATGAGTCTTGTTCTCCATCAGGGTTGGTTCAGTGATGTCGATTGAAAACACCTTCCAAGCACGTTGTCAAACGCTAAAATCACCCATATGGTGATGACGAAGAACGACATCTGGGAATCAACATGACCGACCTTCCTTCCCCGATCCCTCGCGGCAGCAGCGCGGGAGAAGAGCGCACCGACCTCTATGTGCTCTGCTACAGGAGTCTACCCCTCCATCGAAAGGTGATCAAAAACCGGAAAGGCGAGGAGTGGCGCGGGCTCGACATCGAGCGAATCTCCAAGGAAATCGGTGTTTCCAAGCAGAAAATCAGCATGTGGATGAAGCAGAACAGCCTGCCGGGTCAGCGCGTGAAAGCCTTGATCGGACTTGAAGGCAGCACGCTCACCTTCGAGACGCTCGGGCCGTTCATCAACGCCCGCTGACCACCCTCCTGATCACCAATTACCGGCAAGAATCAGGGGACGATCTTATGAATTTGGACTTCGAGACAGTCCCGAACGCGAAAAAGCAGCACGCGACCTCTTCGGCGAAGGGGAACGACCGTTGTTGAACGACGCGATCTCCCTGCGAAATGCCGGTTTTTCAGTGATTTGGCTGAAAAAGAGGTCGAAACGGCCTGTCGACGAGAAGTGGACCGACAAAGAGACTCTGAGCGTTGAGAGGCTGAAATCCTCCTACGTCCAAGGCTACAACTGCGGCGTCAGACTCGGAAAACCCTCCGTCGTCGGTGGTCTTTACCTCCATGTGCTCGATGTCGACATCCGGAAGGCCGAATTGGCGTCGCAGGCGAGAAAAACGGTCGAATCGCTGCTGAAAACGCGATTTTCTGACTTCCAAGCGGTCATTTCAGGCTCTGGCGGGGCGTCGAGGCACCTTTACTTCGGCACGGACAAACCGTTTCGGTCCAAGAAACTATGGCACTCTGACGACAAGTTCCTCGGCGACGACGGCTCGGAGCATTGGGGCGCCGAGATCGAGTTGATCGGAACAGGCAAGCAGGTCGTGCTACCGCCGTCGATTCACCCGGATACCGGCAAGCCTTATGTCTGGGAAGAGGGCGAATTCTACGTCGAAGACCTGATCGAGATCGATTCGGACCTTCTGGAAGACCTGATCGGCGTCAAGGAACGCCATATCGTCGATGATAAAGGGCCGCTCGGGCTCTCGGAAGACGAGATTGAGGGCTATCTGGCCGATCTGGACCTGGCGACGTACTGTGAGGACCGCGAGGGCTGGATCAAGGTCGGCATGGCCCTGCATCATGAGTTCGACGGTGCCGACATCGGCCTGAAGATCTGGAATAAGTTCTCAAAGCAGTCGAAGAAGTTCGATGCTCGCATCTCAAGGCAGCAATGGCACAGTTTCAGGGGATCGGAGCAGCCGATTACGTTCGCCAGCATCATCCAGGCAGCGAATGAGCACCGCCACCAGATCGAATGGGAGTCCCTGCCCGACGAATTCAATGACGACGAAGATGATCCCGATGAAGACGTGCCGCCGCTGCGCAAGGAGCGACGCGAAGAGCCTCGACGCCATGTCGAGGAACAGGAAGAGGGCATACCGCCACACATCCTGACCATCCCAGGCGTCCTCGGGCTGGCGGTCGAGCACTACAACGCAACCTCGACGCAGAAGCAGCCGCAGTTCGCCGTGCAGACAGCTTTGGCGCTCGGCTCAGTTGTCCTCGGCCGCTACTGGATGACCGAGCACGACAACTTTTCGTCGCTCTACCTGGTCAATCTGGGTGTCACGGGATCCGGCAAGGAATTCTCCCGCAAGTTCATCTCCCGTGCGCTGGAAGAAGCTGGCCTCGGAGAGATCGTGGGGCCGTCCATGTACGCATCATCGGCCGGGATCATGTCGGAACTCGCATGGAAGCCGCGCCACATTACGGTCTACGACGAGTTCGGGATGCTGCTCGCCAGCACCGGCAACAAGTCCAACACCAACCTGCGCGACGCCCAGCGCCTTCTGATGAGCCTATTCGGTCAACTCGGCGACGTGGCCCGTCCGGTGGCCTATTCGACCAACGGCAAGACGGCACAGCAGATCGAGGGCATGAGGCAGCAGAAGGTCGTCAGACCGGCCATCACGCTGCTCGGTCTATCGACTCCCGAGACCTTCTTCGACGCGCTGTCGCAGGACGACGTGGCAAACGGCTTCCTGAACCGCCTACTGGTCGTGAACAGCCGCAGAGACCCCCAGGTCGAAGATCCTCGGGCGTGGAAGAAGATCCCGGCTGAACTGCGCGCGTGGATCAAGGAATTCGGCAAGAGCGACTCAGAGGACTTCCTCGAAAGCGAGATCTCCACCGAGGCGGAAGACCCAGAGGTGGTCGAGTTCACCAGCGGCGCCAAGGCGCGTCTGCGCGAGATTGCCCATGAGGTCATCGACCTGCAGGCGAAGTACCGACCCTACCGTCTGGACGGGATGCTGTCGCGCTCGCGGGAAATCGCCATGCGGATCGCACTGATCGTGGCGCTGAGCCGCAACAAGAAGCGCATCGACGAGGAGTCGGTCAACTGGTCCTGGGACTACGTTCGCTTCTACACGATGGAGACGATCGCCAACACGCGCCGCATGATGGGCTCGACGCCGATCGCGCGCATCGCCGATCACCTGGCAGACGTCATCGCCGAGGCCGGTCGGAAGGGCCTCAGCCAGCGCGACATGGGCCGCAAGTCCTACGAGTTCGCCAAGCTGGATAGCCGCGCACAAGGCGAGGTCATCTACGCGCTGACGACGCACATGGGCATCGTGAAAGTCAGCATCAAAGGCGAAAGTCGCGGTCGTCCGACCATCAGATACGTCCACGAAGACTACACCTGATTAGTCGTTGACTTAATCACCTTTAGAGTGATACTTCTGAGGCACGGATGTATGCCACAGGAGAGAAACATGCTTGACGCCAAACCGACGATCGAAATTGAGGTGCCTTCCGGGCCGCAGAAGCAGCAGTTCAGCGCCATCTTCAAGCGTCCGAATTGGCCTCCCGACCTGGCGCCGATGCCATTCGGCATCATGTTGCATGAGAGCCTGTTACCCGAGGTGCTGATGGACAAAGTCGCTCTCCACGCGAAGAACCTCACCATCTGGGGTGGCGAGAAGGGCCGCTGGTTCCACTGCAAGAGCCGCCATGTGCAGCCGAGGGTGTCCATCCGGGATGCCAACGGCGAGTTGATGAGCGTCTACCAGACCGCAAGGCTCCTCTCGGACCTGACGACTGGCTTCGAGCTCATCGGCCTCGGGCTCGATCAGTTCACGCGCTACGTTCCCAAGCGGCTGATCTGCGCCTACAAGGACGACGTGCCGACGCTGATCGGGGTACAGTTCCGCTGGACGGACCTGATCGCGGCTTCTCTCGAACCGTGGGGCGCGTGATGTCTAAGCACTACTGCTCGGTCTGCATGGCGCGGCACAGCAACGGCAGTGTCGGCCTATACGATGTTCACCTCGATCAGAGGGAGGCGAAACGCGCCAGGGTCGGCAACAGCGATCAGCCGTTTCATCGGTGAATATCGTGATGGAGAGTGAGGTCTGGTCCGAGGCGAAGAAACGGTGGCCGAAGCGCGACTACGAAAACTTCCGCGAGTGGCGCCATCGCGTGCTGACGAACCTTCTCCAAGAGCGCGTGAACGCGATAGAAGACCCCGCCGCGAAGGACGCTTTCGTCATTCTGGCGCGATTACTCGACCTCAGCAGCACCGACTGATCAGGCCCGCTTCGGCGGGCTTTTTCACACCTGAATTTCGTCGAAAAAGTCCTGACGAAAATCGCTCGAAGGGTATTTTCGTCATTTTCGTCAATACCTGTCAGGGCGGCCCCCTGAGCGTTCGAGGTGTGAATCGGCCAAAAGGGGTGCACCCCCTCATTCTCATGACGAAAATACCCCCCTCTATATGTAAATATATGTTTTTGCTAAGGTTTTGAGCGGTTGAATTTCGTCAAAAAACTATCGACGAAATTCGACGTTATTGACGAAAATACCCAACCTGTCGTGGGGTATCAGAACACCTCATTTTACCCGGATCAGTCCCTTTTGAGCCTGAAACAGTGTGAAACTGGATGCGATCTGCTGCTCATCAGCGATACGCTGTGAAACCTTGTGAAACGAGTCCGGCAAATGTTGCGTTTTTTGCAAAAAATCC